AGTTGTCCGTGCCAACACTCCAGAGAAGAGAGCAGAGATACTGACTCAAATTCTTGAGAAGGATGGCCAAGAAACACTGAGGAAGACACTACAGCAAATTCTCAGATACCAACAGCTGTCCGGAGAAACGGTTATATCCGAGAAGACGGAGGAGAAGTTTATGGAGTACCGAGGCGAGTGATGATAGTGACTATCTAAACCGCTGGGTTGTTCCGAGAAATAGACTCTCAACTTTTATGAGTACCCCGAGGGAGGTGTTATCATCTCCTCCGGGTACGTCTTTTCTGTAGTAGTTTTTACGGCACTTAATCTTGAGCTCTTCTACGGGCATGAAGATGCAGTACATGACGTCATCATGCTCGAGTGTGCCGAGTTCTTCCTTGTGTCTACATCCTTTCTCTGATGCTGCTATCAGCATCCAATAATCGGCCTGCGTGGTGGCTAGTCCCGACGGCACTCCACGAGACTCATACTCAATGTAGAAGTTTCCTGTGCGGTGAGTGCCGAAGTCGAATTTGACCTCAACTGTCTTGCTTTGAAATAGTTGTGCAACAAATGATTCGCCGAGTTGACCCAAAGCAAGGTCGTATCGGAAGTCGCTGTTAAAATCCATAATTAGGTGTCCCAGTAAATAAAAATCCAGTTTGAATTGGGGGAATGATTCCCTTCCCCCTCTTTGGGCGGCTCTTGGCTTGTATCCGACTGATTATCAGTCGCAGGCCGTAAGGAGCGCATCAACGAACGTAGTGTCTAGGTTTCGAACTTGTCTAAGGTTCTTGCGTTCCATAATCTTGGCACGCTCGACCTCAGCCTTGCTAGACCCTAACCCAAGGTTTGCGAACATAATCGCATTGTCCTTCAGTACGTTGTCAATCTGCTCCCGAATATTCATGTTCGTGTAGTACGACATTTCCTTTCGAGTTTGTACAAAGGTAATCATTGACGATGAACTGGAATTCATCCAAAGTTCTTGCGATTCTGTATTCATATCCTTGGGTTTTAGATAGGGACTCGAACAACTTTTGCGAATCAGAAGACCTTCCCTTTGGGGTCTTCATCTCAATCCATAGACCGTGGTATGACTTATTTGGCACCATAAGGAAGAGGTCGGCGACTCCTGCGAGTACGCCTTCCCCTTTCATTATGGCAGCAGTAATCTTATCTCTGCGTCCCCCGTTTGGTATGGCAAACAAGCAATATGCTTTATCTGCATATTGCAGCCTGAACCAAGCCACGCAGGAACGCTGGAGTCTAGACTCTTCGTGTTTCACTTAGAAAGGAAGGTCGTCGTCGCCAGCTACTACTTGCGTCTTCTTAGGTGCTGGCTTAGCAGCTCCGTCTTTACGCTCGATGTCTACCATTTCGGCCCATCCGTTCCACTCGACAGGGATGCTGTCAAGCTTAATCTTGAAACCGGTCGGTGCCTTAAGCACTCGGCCAATCTCAATCCAGCGAGTCTTCTCCTCGCCATTAACGGTGTACTTTCCTGAAGCGACAACCAATTTTTTGTATTGTTCCATTTTAAAGAAAAATTAGTAATTAAACAAAACTACGATTTAAACGTGATTAACACAGCTTCTCCTGCCTCGTAGCGTTGTAGCAGGTCGCTGTACCAAATGGTCATCCTCACAAAGCTCTCGAAGTTCTCGAGCGTGAGGAGCCAATCTCTTTTGTTCGTTGATTCATTGAACGCACCATCAATGTCTAGAATCTGAAACTTTCCTTTGGCGGTGAGTAGGTGCTCTCCAACAAGAAAGAATCCACCCTTATGATAAATCTTCACTTTGGTATACTCAGAGTGCTTCTTCGATGCTTCTTCGAAGAGAAGTTGCTTCTTCTCGAGCGCTTCTTTCAGCCTCAGTTGCTGCCGTAATTCTTGCTCGGTCGGAGTTGACCTGTTGTTGGAGTGTGGATATTTCATATCTAAGTGTTTCTAATGATGATTGAGTTCTTGATAAAATTTGTAGTAAGGTGATAAGTCTATCTTGGCTTTCGCCTTTGGCCTTTGATGCCCATTCGGCAACCCATTCTTGAGCTTGTCCAAGCTCTAACAGTTGCGCTAAAAGCAACAGTTCGTTTGCTCTATCCATCAGAATACGTCGTCATCGTTAGTATTAATGACTTCCTCTGTGCGGCCAGTTTGGCCAAGAGGGTCGTATCTATCTGATATCAAGAACGTACCGCCCATACGCATCTGAAGTCTAACCGGGTCATTGAAGAACGTAGGTGACCCTCCGGTCTCCGTTACCTTGACCTTGTTGACGTGAATCAGTGTGTAGTTGTATAGACTTTCGTGTCTTGTGTAGCGATGCACGCACCAGAAGTTGTCCGCCCTAGACGAGAACTTAGAACCGCCCTCAATGTCTGCCTGTGCCAATGGCCTAGGATGACCATCGAGTTCATATCCAAGGTACTCATCTCCTTTGGTGTGTACCTTTCTCAGTGCCTCTGTTACGCCATGAGCGTTGATGTATACCGATATCGATGTCTGCTTGCAGAAGATTCGGATGTCGCCAAGCACTCGGTAATCGTACTCGTGTCCTCCAAGTTCTGCGTACAGCTTTCTGTCTTTGGAAATGGAGTTGTATGGGTCTAAGAGTAGTGCCTGATAATCCCATTCATCTTTCACTGACCGTGCGATGTCTAACAACTCGTATGCTGTGTAGCTACGGGTGTCGTCGATAAACCGGAAGTGACCGACTACGAAATCCCTTGCCTTGTAGAAGTCCATGTCGCTAACATCCTCGGTGTGCTGCTGGAGCTTCATGGCAATGAGCTTGTCTATCAAAATCCAGGCATCGTTCTCAGATGAGTATACGAGCCACTTGACGTTGTTCTTCACAGCGTTGACCAGCATGTACCAAAGAATCACGGTGGTCTTCCCTGCGTTGGCGTGTCCGGCTATCACAGTCATCTCGCCCTTCTTAAATTGGATATGGCGGTCGAAAACATCTACGCCAATACCCATACCCATCTTGAGTCTACCCTTGCGCTTCAGGTCGATTGTGCGAAGGTGCTCGTCCATGTTTACAAAACGCTCGTCTTTCATTTGGCAGCAAGCATTTTTGGTTCAAGTCCTTGCTCTTTGCATGCCGCTTTGAATTCGTGGTCAAGCTTGAGGTTGTTGAAGTACCGCTTGACAAGCGCCTTTGGAGGGTTAACTCTGTTGGCAACGCAATAGACTGATGCTTTCACGACTCGTTCATCTGGCTGCGAATCCCAGTCTATCTCGAACAATCTTGCAACCCGTGGGTCTTGTTGTGTCTCGATACGTTCAACATCTCCGTGGCGCTCCCAAGTGCGGACAGCGGCCTTCCAGTCTTTCATCTTGTTCTTCCCAATCATCCAGCCTTTGGATGAATAGAAATCGATGAATGCCTCGGCTTGGGTTTTGGCACCCTTCCATCCACGTTCGGTCATGTACACCATGACCTCTTCGACCTTTGGCGCTCTGAACCCCTTTTCTCTTTCTTTTGGACTACTACTTGTAGTAGTCTTTTCTTTCTCTTTTGGGGAGGGGGGATTGTCAAGGGGGGAGACCAATTTTTCTGATGTGTCCGGATTTTCCGGAAACTCGGGTGCAATTTCCGGATTTTCCGTACATGAAACGGCACTTGTGTCCGGATTATCCGTACACTCACTCGATGGCATGTCCGGATTTTCCGTACATGGTAGGTGCTGAATGTAGTCAAGCTCTCTCAACTCCGCAAAGGCAGCGTAATGTGCGTCACGCCCATCCTTTGACATTGAAATTGCCCTCCTAGTGTTGGTGCCTGAGGTGTACAAAAGCACAAATAACCCCTTGGCTTTGAGCGACAAACGCTCATCTAAAACAACTTTTTCTAAAATACTGCTCATACAACTTTGTTTAGATGGAATTATTCCATATATTTGTGGTCATAGTTGGACACTTTGGTTGGTGTTTAATGATTGATTAAGGGGAGATGAGGGGCTACGGCCCCTCTTCTTTTTTACAGGATGCGGATAGTTTGCATCACGAGGTTAGTCCAATACTCGTCCTTACCATCGTTGTACTTCCCACGAACGTACCCATTAACAACTACCGTGTCACCAATCTTGATTGCATCCAACAGCGCTGCGTTTTTATTGTAGGCCGTAATCTTGAGCGGCTGCTCCTTGACAACTCCACGGTTATCTTGGATGCTGTTATTGATTACAAAGTCTACAAGAACAATTCCTTTACCGGCTCCAGAACCGATTGAGGTGGTGTTTACTTTGCCGACAAACACGCCCTCTGCTGCAAATTTTACGTCTTTCATAATTTGATGTTGAATCTTAATTGGCTCCGATAGGTTATGTTACCGGCGTCACCAAAGGTAATAACTTGAGCTTGATTGTCGAGCATGTACTTCCTAACAAGGTTCTTACGGTGTCTAAGCTGCTCTTCCAGCCCCTTTAACTCCTCGCTTCGCTCAACGATGTCCTTGGCGATAAGCAAAGTCTCTTCATCGCCTTCCACTACGAGTTCATTGTCTCTTGTCTTAGCGTAGTCGGAGAGAAAAGATTCATAGGGCTTGGCTTGCTCCGTGTAAGCCGTAGGCTCGAACGTGGATGCTTGTTGGAATTTTTCCGACTCATCGACAGAATCTTCAATCATTGACTTCGCCATAGATAAGCGTTCAACGAAATCCTTAATGGTCGGATAGAACTGAGCCCACAATTCATCATTGCGCTCAATAACGTGCACGTTCCACTGGTTAGCATCCTCGATAAGGACAAGCACAGCGTAATCCAGTTCAAGAACCTCCATGTATGCCATGCTCTGAGCGATGTACGACGGGTTGATTCCGTTCTCCCAAACACGGGTAGACTGACCGCTTTGGTACTTAATCTCTGCAACACCCCAATCATCACGCCCTTTGATTTTGATTAGACCATCAATGTTTGCATGAAGCTCAGGTACGTTATCGTTAAAGAACGTGGCATGACGCTGACGGATTAAGTTGACCTTCTTCCCAGCGTGGTAGTTGTCTAAGAATGCATCTGGGTTCTCGATGTCATAGTAGGCAATAAGTTTTCGGATTGAAGCCTCAAGCTCACGACCCATCATCATAGGTATGCTATCATGAAACTCACGCTTGTATAGCTTAAGCTTCTCATAGAATAGTTCGATATTAGACTTCCACCTGTTGAGGCCGATGCATGTACCAACATCTGAGCCTCCAAGTGTAGTGAGCGTTCCACGGAACTGCTCCCATTCTTTGCGGGACATTTTGGATGTGTCTACCGCCTTGATGTGTTTGGGTAAGGATTTGTTTGTAATCATTTTGGATAGCGTTTGTAGCAGACGATATACCAACCGCTGCCGATTTTTTTACTTCTGGAGATTATGATATCTGCGTACATATTGGCGAACTCAGGACTTATCAGCGACATTTTCATGTGCTGGGTAAGGTATGGGCCACCAGGAAAATTGATTTTAACTACGCTTGGTAGTATAATTCTGCCACACCTATCATGTGTTTTCAGGTTGGCTTTTGGGACATTGGTCATGAGGATGGTCTCGTCATCAACCTTTTCGAAGAACACCTCACGTCCGCTGGTGCTTCGATAAACAACTTTGCTCATAAAATTTATAGTCCGGCCATGCGCATTGTGTGGATAGCCATTAATGATTCTTTGGGTAATTTGGTTCCGAAGTCCGCTTCGTGATGGCACTCTCTGCATAGCGCCATAAGGTTGTCTACGGTGTCAAGAAGCTTGCTGCCGCCCATGCCCCGTGGCTGAATGTGATGAATGTCTACTGCCTTTTTGCCACACACCTCGCATGAAATGAAATCGGTTGTGTCGTATCCCATTTCGGTTAGATAAACTTTGGTGTGGTTCTTCATGGCAGTAAAAATTAGCGTACAAATTTACTCATTAATAGGTTCAAACCCATCATCGTAAAGTTCATCTACGGTGCGTTTTAGCATCATTTCTACACCACGCTTGATGGCTAGAAAAGACTCCTCCTTCTCCTTGTCCATGTTCATGTATCCATACATCTCTCGGAGATATTCCTCGAGGTCTTTGGACAGCATGTTGGTAGACTTTTTAATGTTGTGCCGATATGCTTTTGTTAGCTGTAGTTCATCAAATAGCTCAAGCTGTACCTGCATGGTGATAATCAACTTTACGAGAACTCGCTCCAAGTAAATGCTTTGTTCTTCTTTTGTCATGATTTCTTGTCAACCTTTGATTTTACTTTGCTTTTCTTTTTGTCAGCCTTTGGCTTGACATTGGTTAAGCTATTCATGTAGTCTTCATAGCGTATACACTCGGCACATACCAATTCCAATTCTTGTTTGTCGTTGAAATGAGGGCTTACGTCATTTGGAGAGCCGCATCTGTCGCATACGATAGCGTTCTCTGTGAAGTATGGAATCCATTCATCTGTTTCTTTGAAATCATTTGATACTTCTACGTACCATAGACCAAGGTCAAAGATGATTGACCACGTTACGTTTGGGTAGCGTAACCACGTTATACCGATGGCGAATTGGTCAACGTATTTTCCTGTGCTGATTTTCATTTCTCGTTGGTGTTAAAGGTTTCGTTTAGTAGCTCTGCTAACTCTTGGGCATCTTCTCCAGTGGTAAATCCTATTCTCTTACCATCTACCCACACATCATACCCAGTGGTGTAGCAACATTCATCTCCACAATGGTGTACGTATGGACAAAGTGTTATTTTCATTTTAATTTACTCTTAATGTGTTCGTCAAAGTCTGAATACTTCAGCCCCCACATTACACTGAACCACATCATTTCCTTCTCTGCGTAGACTGCTCGCATCTTGAGTTCACGCATAAGGTACTTCTTGCCCCACTCCTCAAGTTCATCTCCCTGAGCAACAGTCATAGTGTACTTCTGCCACCACTCGTCTACGCCCACGATGTCGTCGTAGGTAACGTCGTGTCCAGCAATCTCAAACATCTTATTGACGATGTCAATCATTGCCTTCTCCTTCTTTTGTTCTCTCGTTAGTCGTTTCATTGCACATTATCCTCAATTAGAATCTCCCAATGAGTTGTGTGGTCTATAAACCCAACAACCTTGCGGTCGATTTCTGCGACCTCAAGTGGGTAGCCAATAGATATAAATGGGCCACCGCTTGGGTCTACGAATATGATGTTGTCATCGTCATCCCATCCGAATCGTGTGTACTTGAAGTTCCCCTTCCAGTCAATGTTGCCGTTCTCGTTCTTCTCAAACGTAAACTCGTCTCCGTATCTGTTGGTGTACTTGTTCATTGGTACCAAGTGTATGAATTGCATAAAAGTCTAAAAAAGGCAGCCGCTATGCCCCACCGGAACAACCTAATGCATAGCGTAACCAACTTGCTGCTGCCCATTATTAGTCTTCTAAATGCTCAAGAAGCATTTGCTCTAAGATGATTAGATAATTAATTGCATCACCAAACTTTTCTTGTATCACCGCCTCATCCGGAAGGGCTCCTGTAGACTCGAAATTATCGATGATAGCCCGAACTGACTGCAGGTGCTTTACTGCATACCCATAGGTTACAGCCTCTCTTGTGCTTACGACGCTTAGACCAACACCCTCTTCAAAGTTTTGGAATGGATTGTCATTGAACACATACTCTTTGCGCTTGCTGTCTAACACGCTCATCGAACGTGCCATGCGCTCACGCACTCTCTTTACAAATAAATCAGTCTTCACGAAGTGATGGGTAATAAAATTCAGTGTGGTAATATGGATAGTTTCCAAATGGGTCACGCTCCTCAATAACAACTCCCTCCTTATTTGCATAAAGAGTCTCTAGGCTTGACTTGTCCTTAGACAAACCAAGTACATGCTTATTGGGTATGTATGCAATGAATGAACGCTTCCAGCAATCATCCGCATGGAATCCGACACGGCCGCATACGTTGCATGCTACATCATCGTGTGCAAGTTCTTCGCTCATCACTCTTTGATAAATACACCATTTACAGTCTTACCCTTGCGGTTGGCAATAGTCTGATAGGCAGACAATAGACAAACGGTTGGGTCTAAGCCAAGTTGTTCCGATAGGATGATGATGGTGACAAGTGTGTCGCCAATAGCATCAATGGTATCCTCTCGGTTATTCTTGGCAATGGCTCCGGCTAGCTCGCCGACCTCCTCTGATACCTTCAGCATTTGCTTGAAGGCATTCTCGGGTTTCAGTAGACTACGCTCTGCCGCCCATTCTAATACGGCGGTGCGTAGGTGTTCAAACTCTAGTTCTTCGCTCATAGTGATTGTAGGAATTCGTGGACTTTAATAAACTTCTTGTACTCTTCCATGCCATACTCATCAAGTTCCTCATAGAAATGCTCAAGGAACGAACAAGTGCGCATGACGTCGGTCTTCAGTTCATCAATGTTTGCGTATTTCATTGCTCATCAGTTTTGCGATTGCGACATCCATCATCCAATTATTTCTAGCATAGATGTTTTGAATTTTGTCCATCCACTCAATGAAAGACAACACGCTTCTATCCTTGCAAGACATAGTTCTCGAGTTTACGAGCGAGGTCAATGATATCATCATACGTTTCAATTGGCTGCGAGGCATAGAACTCACAAGCTGACTTGACGCACGTTTGTCGGATGATAAGCACATCCTTGTCTGCCTTAGGCTCGGGCGCTTGGTACGTAGGCTGCGGAGCGACATACTGCGGTTGTGGCGTGTATGAAGGCTGCTGAAATGACTGCTGCGTTACCGGAGCCGACCCTGCTACCTCGAGAACCTTTGCCGTTCCGGCGGTAGGGTTGGTGATTTGAAGCGTGATGGACGAGCCAATCGCTGCAAATGGATTGTTAGACTTCTTGTATACGGAATACTTGGTGCCGTTTACAGTAAGCTGGTGACGAAACATGTCTTTGAATGGTGTCACCTCGATGTTTTGGATTTCTCCTTGGACTATACTCATGATTTAGGTTTTTGTGCGGATAATCTTAGTGCCTTCCGCTTAGCACGCTTTCTCAGTTTTCTAAGTTCATTCCAAGTCACCCACTTAAGATTGTCTACATGGTCGTTGGTCTTGTCGCCATCGATGTGCCACCACTTCGTTAGCCCCATGTCCTCCGGCTTGAATGCCATTAGAACAAGTCTTGCGATAGTAGCGAATCTTCTTTTGCGACCCTTGACAACAATAAGTAGTACTTGTCTATGTCCGTATCGGTCTGCTGCACGACGTAGCCTTTTGCTTTTTGCGTTCCTTACGTTACCGAAGTTGCTGACCTCGTACATGGGGAACATCTCACACAAACGCCACTCTTCGGTCACAACGCCCTCGATAGCAGTTCTTCGACAAATGGGAATCGTTTTGACATTTTGTGGTAGACCTCGAATGGAAGTCCACGCACCCCGCTCTTGCCTTCGATGATTTTGTACAGCCGGTCTTGGCCTACTCCACAATCTTTGGCAATAGACGTGATGCCCATACCACGATAACCCTTTGTCTCCGAAATCATAAAACAAGCTGACTTAAGAGATTCACTCACTAATGGCTTGGGTTTTTTCTTTGAAATATTCATGCATTAATTGTTGTATAATCATGGACTGACGTGAATGAAAGTCAATGATAGTCATTGCGTCTTCGTGTGAAAAAGAAGCCTCGCTGTTAAGAACGTAGTACATCCGATTGTACTGAGCCTTGTCTTTTGCTATCTCATGTATGCGATACATAGACTCGAACATCAGTTTCTTTGCGAATGAAACATCTACGGACTTTGACTTGCTAGAGTTCTTTTGCTTCCTAGACTGCTTTACGTTGTAGCCACGCTTCTCAAGTTCCTTGATAGTGCGCTCAATAATTGATTCAACTTTTTCCATGGCTAATTACATAGTAGTTACTTTAACACTCATGTCTTGCTCTTGTACCTCCGAAGGCGCAGCCCACTCAATCATGGAGTACAACGCCTCAAGGTTTACAGCCGGTACGCTTACCCACTCGCCACCATCTACACGCAAGATAAGAGCCTTGCCTGCGAAGTAACGTGGATAATCTCCAATCTTAAAACCGGGATTGTTTGGCTTAAGCAGCCCCTCGTCGTCGATGATAAGGTCGGCATCTGATGATAGTGAGAACCTATCTACTAGGTTGCATCCGAGCACATCATATAGTGCGCCAAGATTTACCGTACCATCCTCATCTGCAGCGATTTCCGCAGTAGATACGGTTTGGAGATTCGGGTCGATTACGACCCCTTTAACGTAGTGTTTCATAAATCAAATTTTAGTTTTGCAAAAACAACTTTGCTCGACAAAGATAAAAACAAATTTCAATTACACAAGGAAAGTTTCCAAAAATTTTACGGGAGATTTATTTGGGCATCCCCGTTGTCAGTTTCGGTACGCTTTCCCGAGAGCTCAGCCAATTCATCGAGCGCAAGCGCAAGGGCTGGATAGACATCACGACCTTTAGACTTTAGCACCAGGTATTCGGTTGCCTTGAGAAGTCTATCGGCTGCGTCGGGGGTTACCTCAATGTATAACCCCTCGACTGCGACCGCATACTTAATCTTCGATTCCATCATCATACTGATTCATCTTAGACACGGCAGAGTAATGCCCCTTGTCTTTGCAGATAATCTTGTGTTCTAAAGCGGCACGACCATGCCCTGACCGCTTCATTTGAATATACATGTTTACGAGTTCTAAATCTAAATCATTCATAGGATTAAGGATTAGTGGGATTATTCCCGGTTGTTTAACATAAGTGACCACATCATAGCCCCGTACTTCTTGTCGAAGGTACGGACTATCTTATGACTCTTCCGGTCTATGACATCATAGCGGAGAGTGTCGGCATTGAATGCCTCATAAAATCTATTTCTTTTGGAAGACATAAAGCCAAGATACTTTATCCGTTTTTTCTTTAGACCAAGCCCAATGCTTTCCTTTCTCATCTTGCACAATGTATTCTCTGAGTAGGCATCGCTCTATTGAATCTTCGGGGTCATCAGTAACATACACCATCTCTCCTCGTTGTGGCTTCCATTCGGCATCCCCCGAAGGAGCGGCAGTAGTGCCGCCCCTCTCGAGGATTGCTTTAATCTTTGACTCAAGACTATTCATGTAGATTAAAGATTGTTGAGTTAAACTCATCTTCTGATTCTTCAAAGACAAAGTTGTGTAAGCCCCAATAGGCAACACGAGTCACATCGGTAATCAGGTCATCATCAATACCAGACCAATCATATAGACCGGTTTGAGATATGATTTGCAATGAGTCGTCGTAGTATATAACTTCATTAGAAATAGAATTGTCTACGAGGTCGCATACATCATCCCAATCTTTGATAGTCCCATCGGCTATGCCTTCTTTGACTTCATTGATTAGTTCTTGTAGGTACTTGTACTTGTTGAATGTGGTTTCCATAATTAGAATGTGTTGGTTATGTATTCATCAATGCAGTCAAGTTCGCTCTTGGTGTCAACATTGTACTTGCTTTTTAGGAACTTGTTGTATTCGGCAATAGACACTTCCCATCGTGTATCGAGTTCATCGATGTCTAATACGCCAAACGTCAATAGTCGGTCGCACATACAAAAGACTCCGTAAGAATCCATGTGATTTGTTTCCATAGTTGTGTTAGTTGTTAATTATCCAATCTGATTTCATGTCAAAAGATTCTATTTGGTCTTTCGTGACAAAAGCCTCGCAATACCAAGCCTTCACCGCTCCCATAGAATCTTTCTTTAGTTCTGCCGTTACCGGGCTACCAAGTAGACTCATCCATTCAAACGTGAAGTCATCGACATCGGCGGTTGTTCCAAGGAAGTGGGTGCAAACATGAATCTTATCATTTGAAGATTCTTGTTTAGAATAGACATCTGCCAAGTCATATAGTTGACGTGGCGTGAATGTCATCGGCTCATCGAATAAATCATCTTGACTACTTGAAGCAGACGTGATATAAAGGATGAAGTTGTCTATTGTTTGAAGTTGTGTCATGATTAATTAGTATTCTTGATTTTCCAATTTATCTAATTCTTGAGCAAAGTATTCTTCCATTTGTTCAATGTCGAATACGGGTTGTCCGTTGTCTGCAATGTAGTAGTAGACGGGGACTTGGATTGTTTGTGGTATGTTCATGATTAATTAAGGGATTTAAAAGAAGGGGAAGGCTGCGCCCTTCCCCATCAAGTTCAACTAATTGCGCAGATTATTCTTTAGTGATTCCAAGTCCACCGAGAAGGTCATCGAGTTCACCGGATACCTCTTCGGTTCCGGCATCTATGACTGAATCTATTTGAACATCAATCATTCCATGATGTTGGAAGTTGACATAGCACATGTCTAAAGCAACCCCTAACATTATCGGCATCCATACTGCTGCTTGAGCAAACTGCGTTACCGACTGCTTGTCTAATAAGACTTCATCATGCTCTTCAAGATTCTTTTCGATAGAATGTATAACGCCCATCTGCGTTTCGACAACCATTTTGTTGGCTGCCTTGTGGTCGGGCTTGACATTGTTTCGAATATGATACTCAAGGTCATGACCAAGAGAATTTTTGAAGTGCTTGTCTATGAATTCCATAGCGTCATTCATAGTGATGCCAGCCTTCTCACCTCGGAAGGTTTGAACAAGGCTATCGAGATTGGTTTCGAGTGCGGCTTTGAAAGCCATCCATTTGATTTCAGAAGAGAGTGTCATTTGATTTTGGAGATTAAGGATAAGACAAGGAGGAGAGTTGCAATCAGAAGTAGGATGCCTTCATATATGAATATAGCATCCCATCTGACGTGCTGATGAAAGGAAGCCGCATTGCTTGCGGCCTCCAATGCTTTAGTCGTGAGATAGACAAAGACTAAAACAAGTAGTGCGGATACATAGCGATTCTTCATTTGAACATCGCATTGCAGTCATCGACAATCTTGTTTACCCATTTGGCTGCATCATTCTCATTGCGGAGGCTAATGCTTGATTCATAGATAGACGAGATAATGATGGCTCGGTCAATTTTCAGAGAGTCTTTGATAAACTGAACTGCGTTGGTAGACAATTCCTTGGTGGGTCGACCATAGCCGCTACCGAAGGGCATCTTCTGCCAATCTTTGAGTACATTGTTCTCTGACTTGCGACCTTTGCTGCCGTTCTCGAGTCTACCAAAGTAGATTCTTCTGAAGGAGGAAGGGTGCATCATCGCCCCAAGTTTATGAATCTGCAGACGCTCGCTGCGCTTCTTCACCGGGATAGCCTCAATGATTTCAAGTTCGTAACCATGGACTGCGAAGTAGGCATAGATACTTGTCGAGATTCCTTGCTTGCGCAGATTCTCTACGACTTGCGTTATTACCGAAGCCTTGAGGAACATTTGATTCTTGCTGACCGAAGCCGGCTCATTCACCTCAAAGATTAAGGGAATATGCTTGTCCTCCTTTGGCTCTCGATACTTACGGCGGAAGCAATCGGGACTGCCTTCGGTGTATCGGTCAATCAAAAGAGTGCTGCCCCGGTTATCCTTCTTGGTAGACATCCGCTGCTTCTCGGCTCGTAGTCCAATAGACTTGGCTTTGGCTTTGAGTTCGCTTGGATTCCATCCGTTGTCGGTTAGGGCTACGGCCTCCTCAAAAGATTCGGTACCTGTAAAATCGGCATCTCCGTTGTGAGAAGATTGTCCGGTCATAGCCAGCGATTTGGCTAACTGAAACAATTCCCGAGGGGAATCATACATGTGTTTGTAAATCATGTCTTTGAATTTTAATGGTGAATTTCTTTGGAAGTGTCATAAGCAAGTGCAACAAGCACAAGGAACACGGCAATAATAATCATATTGAATCAATTAGATAGTTTCCAATTCAGAGACAGACATACCTACTTTGGATAGCAGAGTATCTACATCATCCTTCGGTAGTCCTTTGAATACACAAGCATCAAGTGCCTCCTTCAATGAATCACCTTGAGCAATCATGAATGGAGCAAAGAGTGCAGCCCGAGGAGAGATAATGTGCTGCATCTCTAATGAAATGGCAGCGTTAGACAACCGCTCAATAAGAGTCACAAGAGCCTTGTGTCCGGGGCGAGCAGCACGAATGCCATCCCAATCGTAGTTCCAAACCATAGTCAAGAATCGGTCACGAGTCGCTGCGTCTAATTCATTCCGACCAACATACAAGCCATCCGCTCCGTTGCCGAAGGTGTTGGCTGCTGCAATCAGAATAAAGTCAGGGCTGCGCTTGACAATCTTGTCGGGGAATGAAGCAAACGGAGCCGAGATAGCAGCGTTCAGAGCAGTCAAGGTGTTGGCGTTGGCAGCATCGACCTCATCAAGTAAGAATACTCCGCCGTTCTCATAGATTCTGCGGAAGTCCGTAGACTTGTACATCTTGTCGATAGGGCTAATGAAGCCGAAGCCTTCGCTGCGTTCTGATTCTTCATTGAGAGACATCATGCCGAACTTGCCATCCTCGATAGCAGTCTCACCGAATATCTCAAGAGCGACATTCCTTGCTGCCGTAGTCTTACCGGAGCCAGCCGGGCCAACAAGCATAGGATACAAAGCATCTTGACTCATATTGTGAGCGGTCTGAACAGCCTTGCATCGACGAATCAAGACATCTTGCATTGGGTGCTTGACCTTGCTCTTGCCGACCGGAACATCAGTAGACTCCTCGGGTGCAGCCTTGAGTTCTTCGAGTTCCTTCTCGATTTCCTCAATCCGCTGCTCGGTCTGCTCTATCAAGTCTTGAGCATCATCGGCTTGGCTTAGGGCATCGGCTTGGGTCTGCTCAATAGACTCACGGGCAGTAGTCATAGAATCATCATCCCATAGACCAATGTCCTCGAGTTTTTGTTGGCGTTCGCAAGCCTCGGCAAGGTCTTTCTTATGCTCTTGCTTCTCTTGCTCTAATGATTCCTTGCGCTCTTGTTTGTCCTTGAGTTCTTGCTCGAGTTCAGCAATGCGGTCGGCTTTAGACTTTTGTTTTACTTCTTGTTGAATTGTGGTGGTTGTCATGTCGGGGTTGGTTGATTGAATTGGTTGAGAATCAGAGAGTCCATCGTCGGGGCTTCCGCCTTGAGAGGTTGATTCTCCCGAGGTGAATTGCTCTACGTCTTCGACTAAAGTCCAGCCTTCATAGTGATTCTTTCTGATGTATAAAGAGGCTCCGTTTTTCTTGATTCGAAAAAGGGCTTGAGATTTAGTGAGTCTGCCTCCGGCTTTGTGAAGCCCGGCGTCACGAAGTGCCGTGTCTAATGATTTAGAAGATAATTGTTGACCGGCCGTGGTTTTGATTAAAAATTCCATGATTAAGGTTTTGATTGATTAAGGGATTTTGCTACCGAATTAAAGTGCGGCGGCTTCACTTGTCTTGAATTCATCATAAGAAGCACTTAAGTCAGACCAAAAGTCGTGACCTTCAAATGTTGCTTTCCAAGTGAACGCATCATCTATGATATTGAGCCCTTCAGATTCTTTCAATTCATTGATGACTTTCCATCTTACTACATTGGCAACAAAGGAAGCGAAGACCTCGTGTCCAAGGAATCTATAAAGGTCATAGGCTATGACTGAAGTCCTAACCCACTTGTCTATCTTTTTATATTCTGACTCTATGAAATCCGTAGACTCAGAATTGAGTTCAGCCCAAGTTTTTCCTTCGGCTCTTGAATGTGAATCCCAATTAAAGGAAGAAATTATAGCGCAATAAGTATACAATAAATGTGTCGAAACACCGGTATAAACATATAGCGAATAGCCCTCCTCGTTGTCGCTCTTGAATGCTTTGAGGTAGTCTTGATAAGCACCTTCGGTGGTTAAAAATCGCTGCAAGAGAGCCGCTTGAATTCGGCTCATTTCGTGGTCAGAAAAGGGTTTCATAGTGTTAGAAAGATTCCAAAGATTAGACAAAAGAAATTAAAGTTCAAAGGGGAGTTCATAAAGATTCATAGAAAGGAGAACAGCGGCAGTCTTTGCCTCACGGAGGCTATAAGCCTCTATGCGGTAAGTCTTGCCGTCAAGGGTAATCTCGAAGGTATTCATAGATTTAAAAGAATAAAAAAGGTTGATGCTTAAGCACCAACCTTGTCAATAGCAGCCATAGTCATTTTGGCTACTTCGGCTTTAGACCAATTGTACTTCGTAGCCATCTCATTGATTTGCTTCAGCACTTCAGCCAAAGAATCGCTCGTGGCCTTCGGCTCACGCACCTTCTTTGCTACCGGAGCAGCCTTCGGCGTAGCCTTCGGAGCCTTCAATGAATCTACGTACTCAATGGCTTTAGCCATTGTCTTAAAGGTTTCACCTTTAACTTCCAAAGGAGCCTCCATCCTTTTAAGGATGTTGGCAAACTTCTTGGCAGAGCCAAGATTATTGGCTTGTAAAGCCAATCGGTAGCGAAGCCGGAAGTAAACGTCCTTCGGCAGAGGCTTCGCCTCTTTTGATTCAAGACTTGTAGCCTTGCTACTAACACGTGGGGCAGCCTTGCTGCTCTTGCGGTTAGTCTTACGGGTGGTTGGGGTGGTTGTCGTGGTTTTCATGATTAAGGGGAATTGTGGTCGGTTGACCGGTTGAACTGCTGCAAAGATACGGCAAGCATCGGAAACTTTCCAAACCTATCCAAGACAATGGGAAATCATCCCTAAAGGGATGGCAAGGGGATTGTAATCGCATAAGGGCGCATAAAGCCCAAGCATAACCCAAGCGCAAACTTCACACACGACTAAAGTCTTACTTTAGTTTCACACGCTAAGTTAGAGCGAGTCAAGCCAAGGGAGTTTTTGGGGGGTTTTCTTGTACTTATTGACTCGTCAATAATACAAGAAGTTCCCGGTCTAACCCTACTGACTTTCAGCCGGTTAGCCAGTCTAATAGCAGGGTTAAAACTTTTAGTTTTACTTTGGCATTAGTTGGCTGGTTGGGGGAGGTTGGGGTACCTCGTGTGAGGCTGAAAGCCGGCGGGGGGTACCCGGTGAGTGCGAGCGGTTCCCGCAGCGCAGGCACTCCCCCCTTCTTGTATGTGTTATTGCCCCTCCCAACTCACATTGTTTCCTCCCGACCTACATGGTTTGTTGGCTAATAGTTTTTAGCTATGGGCACCCGGTTAGTTAACTGATTTACAGTGGTTTTGCTGGGTGGTGGGGGTATTTAGATGGGGGTATGGTGTTGGGATGCTGATAGGTTTTGGCTATTGGAAATGGTGTTTGTCTCGAAAATTACGGGGGTAAGACAGGCAGGTGATAGGATTTAGCTATTGGTTTGGTTGGTGTGGGGTAGGTTATATTTGCGGTCAAATAAGTTGATTATGGACAGTGTATTTGGACGTTTTATTGTGGACATCAATAGGGATGCGTACAATAGGGAGATTGAGTTGAACGGTGGAGGGGTGTTGTATGTCGACCCGACGTATAGGCCCACGCACTATGCTAAGCAGGAGGGGGTCGTATATGCGTCTCCTAGGGGCTCTAGAGTAGGTAGAGGGGACAGATTGTTCTTTCACTACACGGTGGTAGAGATGGAGGGCTCTGTGGCGTTTATTGACGATGATACGAGGTGTTTGGTGCCAGAGGACTCTGTGTTCTTTGTGAAGAGGTCAGATTCTTCGATTTGGGAGAGTTTTAATGGTCATGTGGCAGTGGTACCTTACAAGCTACCAGAAAAGCTCTCAGGAGGGCTGAAATTGCGTCCTGAGGGGTTGGTTAGTGAGAAGCAGGGAACGGTGCTCGTACACCCCAATCCAGAGATGGTTGGTCAGAAGGTTACCTTCCACCCACGCAACGCCTTTGAGAATAGGCTCGACATGCAGAACGTATACGTGATGTGTGAAGAGGATATCGATGCCACGCTAGTCGACTGGCTCGAAGAGTGATAGAGGCCCCGTAGCTCAATCGGACTAGAGCAACAGCCTTCTAAGCTGTGGGTTGCACGTTCGAATCGTGCCGGGGTCACCAAGTTCCTGACGTCAGGAAAATGATTATATTCACACCATGAAAACATACTTTTTAAAAAACTGGGGAGTGTTTGTTGTTCTGCCGTGCGTGTCCATTGGCTACGATAAATCACTCGAGGGTGGTTACTGGATTGGTGTGACGTGGATGCGGTGGACGTTCATGGCACTACTCCCAACGGATAAGTGGTCTGACTAGTTTCCGGAAAATCCGTACATCGTAATTATGGGTGTACGGAAAATCCGGACATGAGTTGTAACACGTGTACGGAAAATCCGGAAACTGGGGGGTGGATGTACGGAAAATCCGTACACTTTTCAAAAAAGTCCACATATATGTTCTAAGTATATAACTATACTAGTTAACTAACTAACTAGTTAATATAATCGGAAATCTTAAATTTGCAACATGTACGGAACAATCCACGATTACGACACCCTGCGGAAGTACATCTTCGATACACTCGGTGATGACAACGAATTCGTAAACGGGATTGTAGCCATCAGAGATATGGAGGACGCATTCCTCGGTATAGCGGTAAAGCCAAACCTCAAACCATGCCTTGTCTATGACTACTGGGCAATGGTTGATATAGCCATGAGACGTAAAGACATCGAAATAGATGAGGCCATAGACTTTATCAATGAAGAGTTTGTAGATGAGGACTTCGGTGAGCAAGGCCCAGTAATTATGGAGACATGTCGTCAAATATTGAGATAATCCGTAGAGCATCAGACGCTGCGTTGGATTATTTCCAAATAAATAGGGCTATCAAGTACATAGCTAAAGACCATCATATCGGTGAGCCCACCGTTATGTTCCTGCTGTTCGCAGCACACCTAGAAGACGTAGATGGATTCTTCAACTACTCCAACGATATAGATGGCTCACAGCTGTATTCTGTAACCGCAGACCACATCAAGGACGCCATCAAAGACGACCTTATCCATAAACAAGCATATGGGGTATATCGGATATCTAGAAGAGGACGTATTATCCTCTCCCAGTTACTCGACCGTGCAGGTACCCTACGCCATAAACGAACAAGGCTCCCAGAGCGTAGAGCACAAAGCTTGATAGCCTTGAACGAGAGGAGGGCTTCTGGATTACCGAAGGAGGACAGTCTACCTTCACTTCCCTGGTTATAGTCTGAGGCTTGATATCAGCCTTGAACTTGATTCGGCTCTGACCAGTCACAGCATCCTTAACTAAAGACAACTCGATTCTAAGAGAGTCATTCTCCCAAGCTGTCCACTGGTCAAGAGTAGGAACCTCTAACGTGTCAACAATCGTCTTCCCCGGAAGCTCCAAGGTGTCGGTAAGGACAATGGTCTTCGTTTGAAGGAGAGACGGGTCCTTCTTCACTGCCTGCTTTAGATGCCAGCTTGCTGAGCACCCAGTTAGTAATGGGATTAAGATGAACGACCATTTCATTTTCCTTGGCCCTTATAGACCTTTTTGTAGAGCTTGCTGCCCTTGTTCTTAGAAGACTTTGTTTTTGCGTGAACACCAGGACGAGATACCTGCTTCTTCTCACGCTTGACCAGAACGGCCGCTACTTTTGCCATAACCGATTTACAATTTCAAAATTATTAATACCAATTACCACACGGTCTTTGCTTACACGCTTCTTACCGCTTGTATTCTCACCACGCTTTTTTGCACTCTTAGCCATTCCAGTTGATGTAATGCGTTAATATCTTCAAATCTTCAGAGCGGTGAATTCCACCCTCAGGGATATCCTCCCCATTGAAGTAGGCATTGGAATACTCACGCTTTACCGCACTCCATACCCGAGAGTATGGATTGTAGTGAAAGATGTAGTCATTGAACGCCTCGTTCATCAGCTTCCGCAGTTTTCGCACTGTTCTGGATTTTCAATATTGCAAGTGGGTTGCTTTGCCTCTTCAAGGTCATTTACCCAATCTTCGAATTCTTGGCCGGTCATTTTTTCTTTAGGGTTTTTTGATTGGATGCGTATGTGGTTTGCTGTGCGCCGTATTTCTGTTTATCTATGTCCTCTTGCTTTAATCCACGTGCTTCGTATTTGGCCCGGACTATTTCTCCGGCCCTTTGTTCATACAAAGACGCATCTTTACGATTAGACTTTGCCAATACCTTGACATCCTTTCTGTAGTCTTTGTTTTTTCTAGACTCGGAAACAACCGTCTCGACAAAATCACCAGCGCCCCGAAGTTCTGGATATACAACGATTGGCGTCATGCCTGATGCCACGGCCCCAGCCACAAGTGGAATAGGAGTAGCACGACCAATAACCTTCAAAGCCTTAACGGCTTTGCTGTCTAGGCTAGTTGGTGTCTCCATTTTATTGGTTAGCTCATTCCAGTTCTCGGCTTTGCTTCTTCCGTTCTTTCCACCAAGGGCAAGACCGCTCCATCCAAGGCGCATTTTTTTTGCGGCATCAAGGACTGGGCGTTCTTGTCTTCGCTGTTGCTCTTGAAATGCCTCTAGGCCAGCATCTCCAGACCACGGATTGCTGAGCATTTCAAGCTCCGCCTTTGCCGATAGCTTCTCCCCTCTCGTTACTCGCTTCTTATTTGGCTGTGGCATGATTACTTTTTTGCTCTATTGCGTTCTTTCTTAATAAACTTCCTTTCAGAGTGGTCATAATCCATTCCGTCTCCATTCCCATAAGTCCCGGCGTCTCTGTTTTTTTTGTTCAGAAAAGCACGGTACTTCTTCCGCTCTTCAGTAGAATGGTACTTTGTATCGTACTTCTTCTTGAGCTCTTTAGACTTCGGATTGGAGTCGTAGAATTTTTTACTCTTACTTGGCATCTTATTCTGATTCTTCTTCGTATTTGGCGCAAATCTCGTAGTACAGCGGAGTACAGCCACACACTTTCACGGCGGCCTGCACCTGCCTCATAGCCTCCATAAGGTCAGGAGACTTCACTTCAATCTCCTTATACATTTTAGGAGTAAGCATCTTCATTTTCATGGTCTGAGGTCTTTAGACAAAGTTAAAACTTTTCGTAAACAGTTTTACCAGCGACACGCTTTGCACGCAAAATCTGGCCACGGTTTTTACGGTCTTTTACGTAGCTAACGTGAACCCAATCTGGTTCTTTTTCATTTCCGAATTCCCAGATAAGTTGGTCAAAATCAGCATTTTCTAGAATCCAATGGAAAATTTCTGCGTTGTTACCATCGTTATCGATGTCTACGGCCTCACCCTTACAGTGCTGTGAAGTGGTGCTTCCGCCAATCTTCTTGTTTACGGCAGCAGAGCGAAACCCGCTACTAATGAAAATGGGGAATCCCATATCGGCACGTAATGGCTCAAGGATATCCTCACAGATTGCCTTTAGATTTTTAATCTCTTGCTCGGTTGGCACGTTAGCAATTCCTTGACGTTTTGCGGCGTCGCTACGGGTCAGTTCGCCCAGAGAGAAGTTCGTAGATAGTTTCATTTTCTGTACTTGGTTACTTTTTTAGAAATAGATTTTGGCTGCGCTACGAATTGCTTGCCTTCAGCGTTTCCTTTAGCCTTAGCTGCGTTTGTAGCTGCTTTTTCCGCCGGCGTAAGAGCCTTCCACGCTGCTTTTGGTAGGTAGCGCTTTTTGCCTTCGCTCGGACTTCCGTCAGAAGTAGTCCACTCCTGCTGTGTCCATTTTTTTAGACTTTTTTGCGGAGCCTTCATTTATATCCCCCTCCTTTTGACTTATATAATCGTGCTAACATCTGGGCCTTTCTGGCGCTCCACTCTCCGGGGTCGCCACCCTTGCCTCCAGCTTTGATTTGCTCAAAAAGCTGCTTTCTCATTCCGGGCTTGGTGTAGTTTCCAGCCTCGTTTACTCTGCTTTTTCTTTCCATCTTTTAAGATATTCTATTGTCCTGTTAAGTACTTCTATGCTTTCTTTTGAGAATCCAACTAAGGCATTACAGTTGTTGCAAAGAATCCCACGAACAACTCCAGATGAGTGACAATGGTCGACAACTGATTTGGGTCCAATCTCTTCATGGCATAGTACGCATTTGTTTTCTTGAGCTTCTACTATTTGATTGTACCGTTCTTGGTTTATGCCGTAACGCCTTCTGATGTTGGACCATTTTCTATAGTCTCTTGAACACTCCTGGCAGTATGACTTTGGAACTCCTCTTCTTTTGCTTAATAACTCTATATCCTTGTCTGTAAGTGGTAAATCACATGAAGGGCAATACATACTTACCAGTTATAGTTACAAGCCCACCACCTTGCTGTTAGTTTGTTGGTCTCAGATGAGCAATTGTGGCGTGACTTGAAATTTGCTCGTCTCTTTGGGTCTTTGTGTTGCAGGAAGTCCTGATACCCCCGTGCCCCAAAGCCGATTTTCTTTACTTCGCCAGAGCTGTTTTTAGCAAGGACAACATACTTTTTTGGGCTTCCAGATGGGGCCCTTTTGGGCTTATTGTAGCCATCAAATGAGTCGCCATGGTATTGAATCTTACCACCTTTACGCTTAAGGTCCTTAGCTTTCATTCTACAAATTTAGACATTTTGGCTATACCTTTGTTAGACAAATTTTAATTTTATGTTTCACGATTCTGAGTTTAGTTCAATGTCTTTCAAGGTGCACGGCGCAAAAGACATCAAAGATGTTCCCAACATAGAGAACCTCAGGGGGTTTGCACAGATAATTAAATCGTACAAAGCCGTAGCCACTCCGATTATCAAGTACATATGCTACATGTACGACCAGTCCTCTCCAATGAAGAGGCACTACCCGGAGCTCACTCAGCGCAAGAAAGAATGCTCTAACCTATCTGGCCTCGCTAAACACGAAAACATAGAAGAGGCTATGATTGATATGGTGAGCGAGCTGTTCATAATCTCAATTGACGAGTTCCTTAAGCATCAGAACAACCGAATCTGGTCTATGATTGTGTCTAATGAGGAGGTCTTCTACGAGTACCAGTCTAAGCTGTTGGTTCGGACAGAAGAGGAGCGTGACAAAGACCTTTTGCAGGCGTTGCAGATTAAGTCCAAGATTATGAACGACATGGACGAAATCAACAAGCGTCTAGAGGCATACTATGACAAGCTGTACCAAGGAGACCAAGAGCTTGCGGCTAAGGTTGTCGTGAAGAATATAACCCCTGAAGATATTGCCGACCTAAATGTATAATAAGATTAAAGGAGGCGTAAAGCACGTAATAAACGACATCGAGTGCTGGACACCAGCGCCTGGATATGTGTTTAACAGACTGACGGGTCAGATTGAAAAACGGCCAATACTGAGCTCTTCTACCAAACACAAAGACCAGAAATGGGTGCGTACTGAGCTTCCGTCCGACTACAATAAGATGCGGGCTGCTGAGATTAGGAAGCAAGATACCGACCCATCTTTTTACGATGTTAAGATTGAGTCCTTTAGACAACAAGAGTGGGACAGGCGCCTAAACGGTGTCTGGTTCATGAACAATGGTAAGCCAACGTACCTGACCGGTCTCCACTACATGTACCTTAACTGGTGGAAGATTGACATCGGATATCCGAGCTATCGTGACCCAGACAGGAAGTTCTTTTACTTTCTACAGGCAGCCATCGAGGCCCCATCTTGCATGGGCGTAGTAGAACTAACCAAACGCCGTCAGGGAAAAACGTATCGCTCTGGTATATTCCTTTACGACCTTCCGTCCAGGAGTAAAAACAAATACGCTGGAATCCAATCTAAAACCGCTGACGATGCTAAGCGTAACGTATTTGCAAAGGCAGTAGTGAACCCGTTCAAACACCTTCCAGACTTCTTCAAGCCCGTATACGACCAAGCAAAGGGTGTTACGCCAACGTCTGAAATGCGCTTTTACAAGACGACTAAGAGAGGCCGAGTTGACGCAGCATACGAGCGTCTCCCAGAACTTGAATCTTGGATTGACTGGAGGAACTCTCAGCTGTTCGCATATGATGGCGCCAAACTACACAGATATGTTGCGGATGAGGCTGGTAAGCTGGAGGATGTCGATATCTGGGAACGCCACATGGTTGTAAGGTTCTGTCTTGAGCAAGACGGTCAGTTTATTGGTAAGGCTCTGTATACCACAACAGTAGAAGAGATGTCTGGCGGAGGCGATGGATTTAAAAAGCTTTGGAGAAACAGCGACCAGACAAAACTTACTGATTCAGGAAGGACAATAAGTGGTCTTTGGAGATACTTTACTCCGTCATATGAGACGTTGTTCTTTGATGAGTATGGTCTTCCAAGGATAGAAGAATCAAAAGCTTACTACCTCGGTGAACGCAAAGCCCTTCAGGGCGATAGTAAATCCCTATCGAGCTACATCCGTAAAAACCCATTCTCTCCAGAGGAAGCCTTTAGAACTGACGGAGATGAGTGTCTGTTTGATGCAATGAAGCTGAATGACCAGCTTGAGCACATTCAATGGGCTCCATCAAAGCCAGAAGTTGGGAACCTAATCTGGAAAGATGCTTCAAAAAAAGACGAGGTTGTATTTGTGCCAGACATCAATGGTAAATACAAAATCCTACAGCATCCTGATAAACCAAACGCAATATCTGAAAAGAACGGACGCCGAACTCCAGGTGAACGTATAAGATATGTAGCTGGAGTTGACCCGTATGACTTGGACCAGACAGTAGACGACCGTGGGTCTAAAGGTGCTGCCTATGTGTTCAAGAAGTTTGACGCATTCGACGAAATGTCTGGCTTGCCAGTTGCTGAGTATATCTATAGACCAGCTATGGCCAAGATGTTTTACGAAGACATGATTAGACTTATTCATTATTATGGTGCCAGTGCTCTAATTGAAAGAAACAGAGTAAACTGTATTCAGTACCTTTGTGAGATGGGTTATGATGCCTTTGTAATGAAAGTAGGAGGAAAACACGGTATTCACGCCACAGAGCGTACCAATAGACAATTGGCTGAATACATGGAGGAATATGTCTATAATCATGCAAGTAGCCTGTATTTCGAATCTTTGATTAACGACTTGCTTGAATTTAGAGTAGAGAAAACGACAAAATTTGACGCTGCGATGGCCTTTGGTTACTCACTGATGGCTGACAAGAATACGCTGTTCGAGCGTAAGGAGATTAAAGTATCCATCTCGGACATATTTAAAAAACATCAAATTCAAGGACGCTACTAATGAGCAAGTACGGATACCCATCACACTTGATTCCAAACTCTGAGAAAAATCGGGATTGGATTCTTGCCTATGTAAAAGCTGCACACAAGGAGTTCAATGGAATGAACGGTAAAATATTCTATGGCGCTAGATACACGTATGCCACCATTCGTGACTACGCCATGGGAACGCAGTCAATCAGCAAATACAAGCGAATGCTTGACGTTTCCGAAAGCGAAAACGACTCTTGGCTGAATATCGACTGGTCCATCCTTCCTGTTGTGTCTAGATTCCGCCGCCTGGCGCTTGCCAAGCTTTCTAAGCGCTCATACAACATCACCGCTACGCCAATCGATATCCTTTCTCAGGAGGAGATTCAAGGATACAAGGCCAAGCAGGAGGTAAAAATCAAAATGCGCTCTGAGCTTCAGAAGATGAACTCACCATTGGCAAATGAGGGCGTATTCTCAATGGAGGACGGCGAGCCACGGGATATGGAGGAACTGCAAATCCACATGGACTTCAGCTTCAAGCATAAGCTCAGCGAGGAAATTGAAGAGGTAATCAAGAATGTGCTGAACATCAACGACTACGATGAGATTCGCAACAAGCTTTTAGAAGACGCCTTTGACTTTGGTGTTTGTGGCGTAAAAGAATATGTTCAAGATGGCGTAGTTCGTCTACGTCACGTTCGCCCAGAAAACGTGATTACGTCATACTGCATGAATCGTGACTTCAGCGATGCGCAGCACATTGGTGAACTTAAGATGATGAGTCTTGCAGACATTCGCAGACAAGCCGGTGCTGAGTTTAGCGAAGAGCAGTTCTATGATATTGCTGAGCGTTTTGTAAACTCATTCCAGAATCCTAGCGCCATGCCCCCCAAGCGTGGCGTAGGCTCCGACTACGATAGCTTCCAGATTCCTGTATTGGACATCGAGTTCATCTCGGTAAACAGCATTGACATTGAAAGCAGAGTCGATAAGCGTGGAAACCAAGTACGTCGTGTGTTTAACAAAGCCAGAAAGCGCAAGACAAACGATTACACCACCACTCACTACAAGGTTGTCTACAAGGCCAAGTGGATTTTGGGCACCGAGTACCTGTTCGACTACGGCCTGTGCACTAACATGAAGCGTGAGCGGTCAAATATGACGGAGACCACGATGTCATACCACCTGTTCGCTCCCGAGTTTTACGATATGCGTGCCACTTCAATCATGGAGCAGGTAATCCCAATCGCAGACTCTATTCAGCTGAACTGGTTTAAGCTTCAGAACGCAATCGCCATCGCAAGACCCAAAGGTATTCAGATTGCACTTGATGCAATTGAAAACATCCCATTGGGAAGCGGCGGAGCAGAGCTTTCACCAAAGGACGTGCTTGACCTATTCAACAAGAAGGGAACGCTCGTTTACAGGTATCTTGACCCGAGCGGTAACCCCAGCCCGTACAAGCCAATCGAAGAAATCGAGAACGGCCTTGGTCGTGATGTAAGCACGTACTACGACTTGATTACTCGCAACATGCAAATGCTTCGTGATATCACTGGTCTAAACGAGTACGTGGACGGAAGCAGCATCGACCCAAGAACCCTGTCTAACGTAACCAGACTTGCGGAAGAGGCTTCTAATAATGCGCTTTTTGCATGCGTACAGGCCGACAGAATCATTCTTGAGCGTGTGGCTAAAACGATAATCGTAAGACTTCAAGACCTTATTAAGTTCGGAACGTACCACCCCGCATACAAAAAAGCGCTTGGCGTGGAGACCATCAAGTACATCTCTGGCAACGCTGATTTTTCTTACCGTGAGTTCGGAATCAAAATCGAAGACAAGCCTGATGTAATTGAGCGTGAAAAGCTAAAGGCCATGGCGGGTCAATACATGGGTGCAGGGCTTATTGACTTCGAGGACCTTGTTCTTATTGAGAACAGCGAGAACCTGAAGAAAGCTCAATACATACTTGCCTACAGACTAAAGAAGCGCAAGGAAGAGAAACTCAAGGAGTCCATGCTCTTGCAGCAGCAGAACGCTGCGGTACAGCAGCAATCAGTTGCAGCCAAGGGTGAAGCCGATATCGCTAAGATTGAAGCACAGGGCCAGATGAAAATGGAACTGGAAAAACTCAAGGGAGAAATCGAAGCACAGCTAGAGCAGATTAAAGCTCAGCTTGCGTCACAAAGAGTGCCTACGCAGCAATAGTTGCGTAGACATTCTAAATTGTCTAATTTTACAAAAAATTTGAATTATGTCTAGTGAAGTTACTTTTGAACCGATTCCCGCAGGAGAGCCTGCAATAATTAACATTGACGGCCCAGCGCCAGAACCGGCACCAGCACCAGCTGCTGAACCTGCTCCCGCAGCAGACCCAGCCCCTGCCCCGGCAGAGCCCGCGGCAGGTGGTGGTGAACCAGCCCCGGCGTTTGACCCGATAGAATACGTGAAGTCGGCAACGAATGGCCGATACAGTTCTTTGGATGAATTACTTGAGTTGGCGGAGAAGGATGCTCCCGAACCTCAATTCAAGGATGATTTTATTAAGAGCGCTGTCGAGTATTACGAAAAGAATGGAAGTCTAAAGCCATTCTTGGAGGCAATGCAGATGGACTACGATAAGATGGAGCCAATCGAGCTTATGAGACATAAGCTGCGCTCCGACTACTCGGACCTGTCTGAAACTGCCTTCAACAAACTCTTCAAGCGTGAGGTCGTAGACAAGTACAATCTTGACGAAGACACTTACGAAGAAGAGGACGTAGAACTCGGAAAACAGCTTCTTAAAAAGGATGCGGAATCTCTGCGTCAACAGCTCAAGTCTGAGCAGTCTAAGTTCCTCGAGCCAGAAAAAGACGGTCAAGATGATAGTCTACAGCTTGCGGAAGAGTGGGCAAATCGGGTGCAAACCGATGCGCTTACACAACAGCTGCTTCAGTCAAAGGCTGTAACCATCGACCTTGACGGTGAGGAGTTCAATTACGAAATTGAAAACCCTCAGCAAGTCATGGAAATGACGGTGGATAATTCCAAGTTTTTTAACTTATTTCTAAATGAGGAAGGCGAAGTTGATTTAGCAAAATGGTATAAAGTTGTGGCATTTGCCTTAGAACCTGATGTGTACGAGCGAAGTCTCGTCAACCACGGCAAGACAGTCGGGGTTGGGGATGTGGAACGTACACTGAAAAACCCAGAGGTCCCGGCCGCTGGAGCTAAGGCACCGCAGGCAGCTCAAGATTGGACACAAGCATTCCTCGATGCAGCATTAAATCAAAAACGTAAATAAAAACTCATAACATGAGCACTTACAACAAAAACTTCATCTCGTCTATCCATTTCTTGGATAAGCGTGAAATCTTGTCGCAAGTTCTGGATGTCCAGAACGAAGACCCCTCGTTCCTCGACGTAATGGAAGGAATGCGTCGTTCTGTTCCTACGAGCAGCGCTATCTTCCACAACTACGTTAACGAGCCCGTTTACGAAAAGCTTACCCTGACCGGTACGGCTGCTGGTGACAACCTCACCAACGCTAAAATCCGCAAAGGTGACGTTATCGTTGACGTAGCCAACAACACGATGTGGTTCGTAAAGAACAACGCTTCTTTGGAAGGTTCTAACATCGTTAAGCTTGGTGGTTCTGGAACATCTATCGCTGACGGAGCTACCGTTGTTGTTATTTCTAACGCTCACGGCGAAGGTTCTGGCGCTCCTGCTGGCCTGAAGTACGGCTTGAAGAAGTACAGCAACAAGGTTCAAATCTTCAAGAACAGCTACCAGTTGACCGACGTCGAGTTGACCAACAAAATCAGTGTTCAGTTCAATGGTCAAGAGTACTACATGTACGCTGCCCAGCACAACGCACTGATGAAGTTCCGCAACGACATCGCTTACGCTCTGTTGTTCGGTAAGGGTAATGCTTCTACCTTCTCTGGATTCGGTAACGACTACACTGCTGCTACGACCGCTGGTCAAATCGGTGGTGTTGCTGTAACCCAAGTTGTTGATGCCGATGGCAACCCCATCCAATTCACCAAGGGTCTTGTTGAATGGTGTAAGGACGGTCTTGATTTCGCTGGTTCTGCTGGCGACCTGAACACGATGGGCACGGCTGGTCTTGCTGACTTCGCTGAGTTCGTTAAGGTTATGGACAAGACTCGTGCTCCTTACGAATACATGCTGTTCGCTGGAACCGGTGCTAAAATCCAACTTGACAACCTGTTCAAGAACCTTGGTTCTTCTGGTGTTACTAGCGTTCGCCTGAACGTAGCTGGTACCGCTGTTGACTTCGGTATGGAGCAAGTTAAACTGTACGGCCGCAACTTCATCATGAAGGCGTTCCCGCAGTTCTCGCACGTAGCTGGTGAAGCTGCCATCGCAAACGCCTCTGAGACTGTTCTGTTCGTACCGAACGACAAAATCAAGGTTCATGCTGGTAGCGGAACTGTAGACCGCATGCGTGTTCGTTACCTCGAGGGACCCAACACCAACCTTGCTTACAAGGAGTGGATGCTGGGTGGTCTTGCACCGACCCCGACCGACGGCCGCAGCGTACTGGAAGCTGTATACGAATCTGCTCAAGGTCTTGAAATCCTTGGTGTTGAGCACTTCGGTATCGCCCAGTTTGCCTAAACCAACTGAGGGGAGGAGGAAACTCCTCCCTTCTTTTTTTTAATTTGATTTACTAAATCTAATTGTCATGAGAAGCACAAAATATTACAACAACCTTGATTCCTCTGTAATCAAAAAATTCGGATTAGACCGTTTGACTGATACGGTAATCCTTCGGCTATTGGATGTCCGGATGGACCCAGACAATCCCTCACAGCCAATCATCCCTGTATACAAGAAAATCCCAAACCGTGATGTCGTTATCATTGACGGCGTTTCATACGATATTGGTGCCATCTCTTCTGTTTCTGGAGATAAAATCTCTTTTTACGAGATTGGTTTCTGGAAAGACGAGGGCGGATTTAAGCGCTTGAATCCACGCACCGCTCGTGACCGAGACATTTTGGAGTTCTTGCTACTCAGCAACTTTAACGGAAGCAATCCGTTCCGTGACCCGAATGTTCGCCCACTTTTCGAAGTGTTCCGCCCAGAGGAGAAAGCTAAGCAGCGTGTAGACCAACGCCTTCAGCGAGTTCAGGCAATCACCATTGCAGCATCAATGACCGAAGAGGAGCTTCGTGAGTTCGCTGCATCTGTTGGATGGAATGAAGCAGAAGATGTTTACGTCCTCAAGGATAAGGCTCTTGATTGGTGCGACAGAGACCCCAAGGGTTTTGTTGAAGCTCAATCGAGCCGTGAGCGCTACATCATGGCTACGCTTCGCCGTGCAGAGGCACGAGACATCATTGCCAAGAACATTCTTGAAAACGCATGGGTCTGGAAGGCGTCAAATCAAACGATTTGCTCGCTACCACGCAACTCAGAGCGTGATATGTACCAATCATTCGTAGACTGGTATATGTCTAACGACGTAGCAGTAAAGATTTTCCACGAACTGGAAAGCATCATCTACGGCCGAAACCACGTGACCAAGTTGTCGACTCCAGAGCCTGAGCCTCAAGAGGAAGAGGTTAAGCCTCGCCGAGGGCGGACTCGCACGGAAGAGTAAAAGGGTGGCTTAGGCCACCTTTTTTATTGTCTATAATTTCGTAGTTTTGTATAGACTATGGCCTCGATTAATTTAGACATATCTACGCAGTTAGACATTACGTGTAGACGTAATGACACGTTTAGCCTTGAAGTATCGTTTAAGGACGAGACTGGCGCTGCTATTGACCTCACTGCATACAGCGATTTTAAAATGGAAGTTCGCCGCCACGACCGAAAGACAGGCAATCCTACATTGAGATTCACCAAGTTAACTGGTGAAATTACTGGTCTTTCTAATGGCAACATGACCGTTATTGCTACGGCCGCCACCATGAATATTTCCGGAGGCGAATATGTGTATGACTTACAGGCTACTACTGTTGGTGGAGAAGTATATACTTGGTTACGGGGCAAATTCACCATAAACGAAGACGTTACAATTTAATGGAAATAGACGTAACATCTCCAAGTGTAGCTCCGGCTGTAGTTGTTAGTCAACCCGGGCCAGTTTCTACCGTAGTCGTAGAAACAAAAGTATCATCTATTGACGTAAAAGGATATGTTTCGTCTAAAGCAGACGCTCACTATACCCACACACAATCAACCCCTGAGGCGGTCTGGACTGTTACACACAACCTAAATAAGAAACCTTCGGTTGTTGTAGTAGATTCAGCGGACACCGTTGTTATGGGGGAGATTGAATATTTAACCACAAACTCTGTTCGTTTAACTTTTGTCGGAGCCTTTAGCGGCAAGGCATACTTTAACTAATCAAGATGGCTATTCAGTATCTATCATCCATAAACCTTGGCAAACTCGAGCTTCAGAATGCTCGGATTCACAACCTTGCCACTGCCCCTACCTCTCCAGTTAGCGGACAGATTTACTATGACACCGCCGACAACACGATGTACTTTTGGAACGGTACGGCGTGGGTTGACATCAAGGGTGACATCCAAGAAGTAATCGCTGGCGCTGGTCTAACTGGCGGTGGTGCTGGTGGTTCAGTAACTCTTAACGTGGTTGCTGGTACTGGTATCACGGTAAACGCCAATGACGTACAGCTTGACCTCACGAACACCCGTAACGTCGACCACGCTGGTCTTAACGTAACGGCAGGTGATGGTTTGACTGGCGGTGGTGAATTGACTGCTGGGGTAACCCTTAACGTGGTTGCCACAACCGACTCTGGTATTGAGGTTACCGCTGACGCTATCCGCTTTAAGAACTACGCTAACCTTACTCAGTACAATCTTCTGATGTGGGCCCCTGGCGGTCAGTTGGAGAACGCTCCGATTATCCGCACGGTAGACGTAAACAACGACCCGACCATCACGATTCAGGGTAACCTTATCGTTACTGGTACGACCACGAGCGTAAACTCAAACGAGGTTAACATCGGTGATGCCATCATCAAGCTGAACGCTGACGAGGTTGGTACTCCATCACAGAACGCTGGCTTCGAGGTTGAGCGTGGTACTAGCGCTAACGTATCGTTCATCTGGGACGAGGCTGCGGACAGATTCACAACTGTAGACCAGAAGTTCCACGTTGGTGACGTTGAGACCATCACTCCAGACAGTACTGACTTCTTCTACGTATACGACAATGCCGTAGGTGAGACTGGTGAGATTAAGAAGGCTAGCGTAAACAGCGTGGCCGACCTCGTAGGCGCACCTAAGTGGTACACTCTTGACGATGTACAGGCTGCTGTTGTTAAGAGCGGTAACGTATTCACCATCACGCACCCGTTCGCAACTCGTGCCGTAATCGTTCAAATCATTGACGCTACGACCTACGAGACTGTTTACGTTGATGTAGCAAGACCAACCATTTCTACCGTTACTGTTACGTTCGCAAGCACGGTAACCAACGGAGCATTCATCGCTATCCTGTCTGCCGCTAAGAGCACTGGGGATGACGTTGTGAACCAAGGACCTACTGCACCTTAATAATCTTGGGCAGTAATATGTTACTAGGGGGAGGCAATAGTCTCCCCTTTCTTTTTTGTACTTTTACAAAATGAAGAAGTGCAGCAAGTGCAAGCAAGTATTAGAAGATTCTAGTTTTAAAAAGAATGCCTCTAAGCCAGATGGATTAAGTACTGAATGTAAACCGTGTGTTTCTGAATACAATAGGCGTTATAGAGAAAATAAAATACTAGAGTTTGGAGACGCTACAGAATACTATAAGCATTCAAAAAGAAATCATATTGGAAGGAAGCCAAACTTTGAAAAATATGGTGGTAAGGATGAGTATTACAAACAATTCTACATTAAGTACCAAAAAGGGAAAACAGAAAAAAGCGCCAAAGCTTGGCGTGAAAAAAATAAGCAACACATATCTGAGAAGAATAAGGAGTATCGTAACCGCAACAAGGAAAGATGTAGTTTGCTTTACAAAAATTGGGCGAAGAAGAAAAGGAGAGGTGTAAGGAGATTTGGATTTGAAATGTCTAACTCTGAATACCTAAGGGCGATATTTAAAGAAAATCCAGAAATTAAATTACGTTACTTGGCTAGGGTTCACTTATATAGATATATAAAAGGCAGGTTTGATAGCTATGAGTTCGTTGTTGGATGTTCCACGTCTTATTTTAAGCAATACGTAGAAAGTCTATTCTTAGATGGTATGTCTTGGGACAATCACGGAGAATGGCATTTCGACCATATAGTTCCACTCTCGTCAGCAAAAACTGAAGCTGAGCTTCTATCCCTTAACAAGTATACTAACATTCAGCCACTTTGGGCAAAGGACAACCTAGCTAAGGGGAAGCGTATATTGTAATTCGTATCTTTGTTCGATACTATATTAGGCTGGTAAACTATGAAGTTTTTATCTCAGATTAACGTCAACACGGAGTACACCCTGCCGATAGTTGATGGTGTGAACGGACAAGTGTTGACGACTGACGGCAATGGGGCTGTCTATTGGGGTAGTATTAGTGCTGGAGTCACAAACCTAGATGGTCTAACTGACGTAATCCTAACATCTCCATCCTCAGGTCAACTGCTTCGTTATGGCATACCTCCGGGCTCTGGGGAGACGCAGCCAGTATGGTACAACTTCACGCCAAACTACCTTACGCCATCTTCTTCTATTGATAATCTTAGTGACGTAACCATCACCACGGCTACCGCTGGACAGATTCTGCAATGGAACGGTTCTGCGTGGGTGAATGCTACGCTGTCTACCGTTGAGTACGTGTCTAAGGTTCAGCACCTCGTTAAGTGTGGTGTCGCAGTAACGAAAGGTCAAGCGGTTTACGTTACTACCTCTGACGGTACGAATATGATTGTAGGGCTTGCGTCTAACGCATCGGAGCCCACATCGTCTAAGGTCATCGGATTGGCGGCATCTACTGGTGCTATCAACGACCAAATCTTCGTTGTTACGGAGGGTCTAATCGCTGGTCTGAACACGTCTACGGCAACCGCTGGCGACCCCGTATGGCTAGGAACTGGAGGCAACCTAATCTTCGGATTGGTCAACAAGCCAGTAGCGCCAGCTCACCTGGTTTACTTGGGTGTGGTTACTAGGGTTCAAGCCAACAACGGAGAAATCTTCGTTAACGTACAGAATGGCTTTGAGCTAAACGAGCTTCACGATGTGCTGATTTCATCACCATCGGCAGGACAGCTTATCCGTAGAGACTCTGATGGCCTGTGGAAGAACTGGACTCCTAACTACCTCACCTCTCTCCCTGTCCATAACCACGATGACAGATACTACACTGAGAATGAGATAGCGGCTTTCTTTGGTGGCGAAACCCCAATCGCTGGATATAACCACACTAACTGGGATACTGCGTATTCCTGGGGTAACCACGCACTTGCTGGGTATCTCACATCATTTACCGAAACAGACCCAACGGTTCCTGCTCACGTAAAGACTATTACGACCACCGAAAAGAGCAACTGGAATACAGCATACGGGTGGGGAAATCACGCATTGGCTGGTTACGCTACGCAGACTTGGGTTGGACTGAACTACTACAACGAAGGAGAGATTGATGACTTCTTCTCTGGCGCTGAGCCCATCTCTGGATACAACAAGAGTAACTGGGATACGGCTTATGGTTGGGGTAATCACGCACTTGCGGGGTATCAACCAGCGGCAACTGCTATAACTACAAGCAATATTAGTTCGCAAGATGTACGCTCATCAAGATACCTTACGAATTATTCTTTAAATACTTCAGATGCATTCCAAGCTTGGAATCTATATGAGACTGGAACTGCTGATTTAAACCCGACCGCTGACAACTGGTGGTATGGTATGCGTGTGTCGCACGGAGATGCTGTCGCTTATTATAGTTACACATTAGCCACGAATTTCTTTTCTGACGATATTAGATTTAGGAGAGTTCAAGGTGGAGTTAAGCAAGCTTGGAGAACGATATTCCATACTGGAAATTTTACCGACAATAGTGCTAACTGGAACACAGCCTACAACGATAGAATCACTGCTGCTGCCGTAACAGGAACTAGCACTAAGACTCTTACACTCACTCAGGGAGATGGTGGAACTGTTACCGCCACGTGGACTGACTATGACACGGATAATGATGCTCAGGTATTAACGTGGACTGCCCCGAGTAAAGAGCTTGCAATATCTAACGGCAATAGCATCACGCTTGATGGGCTGGCTACGGAGGATTATGTGCTTAGCCAAGGGTTCACTACATTCCAACCTTGGAACGCTGGGACAGGAAGTATCAATTACACTGCTGGAAAGGTGGGGATTGGGACAGCTTCACCAAGCTCCGTTGTACATATAGAAGGTACAACTACTGGAACTGGCGCCGGACCAGATGCGATTCTTTATGTAAAGCAAAATGGAGGCTGGTCAGCCAATGAGCCTTGGGCTCTTTATGTTGAAGGTTACTCTTATCTAAACGGCTTTAGAATAAACGCAGCCGATGGTGTTAGGGCCCTATACAAGACGACGCCAGGTGGTCAACTTGGATTTGCAGTTAGTGATAACGCTCCGATTACATTTGCTCAGAACAACGAAACATATCGTCTATATATTGCGCCAGACGGAAACGTAGGTATTGGTACGACTAGTCCTACTGGTAAGCTGTCAGTTGTTGGGGATGGAACTGAGTACAGTAACATTGTACTTAGAAACGGCTCAAACCAAGAGCACTTAATCTATGCTTCAACAAATATTCAATACAACCTTATAGGTTCAGGAGCTCCAACTTGGATTTGGGGTCAGCAAGGAGGTGCTGAGAGAATGCGCCTAAATAATACCGGGCTTGGTATTGGTACTAATAGTCCCGGTGAGAAGCTTACAATTATTGGTGATAATGCTGTATTTGCAGCAAAGTCTCAAACAGCCGATGCATCATTACCAACAAAAAGAATAGCTGAATTTGCTGGTATTTACAATAGCGGAAGTAATGGGCATCAGATGTTCATTAGTTCAACTGCAGAACTTGGTCCTTGGGAATTCAACTTAACAAAGACCTGGGGTGGTATTCTTACGCTTGGTGTCTCAACAAATGGGACTGAACGAACAAGAGGTATAACCATAAACTCATCAGGCAACGTCGGTATTGGTACGACTAATCCTATTTACAAACTTCAAGTAGCAGGTTCTGCTTATGTAAACGGAGGAACACTTTATATTGATTCTGACCAATATATAAGATGGGGCAATAGCAACCAAGGTATTGTTGGTTCTAATGATAGCCACATAGCTATTGTATCTGGAGGTTCTACACGTCAGACTATATATGCCGATGGACGTACTTACTTCCCAGGTTTAGACCTTGCCATATCTAATACCAATAGTGACCACGGAGCATCAACCTACTTTAGAGGAGATACCGGTCATTTTGTATTTGGTGTTAAGAATGGAAACACGCTATACTTCAACTACGGTAATGGCGGGGGCACGATTCAATCATATGGAACTTTAAATCATAGCGGAAACCTAAACGTAGTTGGTGGAGGAAATATTAGAGTTGGACAGTCTGGCTCACACAACAACTTAAACTTTGTTAGAAGCGACAGCGCTGGTGTTGGAGCAGTAGGTTGGAAAGATAATGGCTTCTTTTACATTGGGGGACACCCAGACTATGGTCCTAATGCTGGAAACGATGTAAGAGTTTATGGATTTGGAGCTAGTTTGTATTTTGGAAACAATACGGCTGGTGATGTAGCGAGAATAAGCAACACTGGTGTATTCTCATATGGAGGTTCTGAGGTAGCAACTCGTGCTTGGGTACAAGCTCAAGGATATATTACTGGATACACGGAGACTGACACGTTAGCTAGCGTTACGGGTAGGGGTGCAAGTACTTCAACTAAAATAACAGCTAATGGAGGCATCTATTCTCCCAAGATAGGGATAGCATCTTCAAATCTTGATGATGTAACTAATGGCGCACCTTGGTACGGAATAGGCCAAAGTACATCAACTGGTTGGTACGGCAATCAGCAAACTGTTCAACTTGCTGGATACTTTGGTGTGGTTATTAAGACTGCAAATACCCAAGTTGATTTTGATATGACTGGGTATGGCGGCTCAGTAAACGTAAGCCAAGGAACTCTTCGTGTTGGCGGCAACGTGGTATGGCACGCTGGAAATGATGGGTCTGGCTCTGGTCTAGATGCTGACTTGTTGGATGGATACAATCACAGCAACTTTATTGGCCTTAACGGTAACTCATATTTCCAATTAACTACTTGGCTGCAATCAACAGGTACTCACGGATTCTATTCGCCATCATCTGGAGCTGGAACTCACTTTTACCCAGCGGTAACATCATACGGTTCGTTTAGAATTGAAGGCGGAGCAAATAGCTTCTTGGGTATTGAATTGTTTACTCTAACCAGAAAACCCACCTGGATGTGGGATAATAATGGTGGAGGTATGTACTCTCAATCTGATAGCGTTTGGTACTACTACTATAGTCATTCAAGTGGAAGACTACATATAGGAGCTTCTTCTGGTAATGCAGTATGGCACAGCGGTGATTTCACTTCTACTAACATATCCAACTGGAACGCTGCCTACAACGACAGAATCACAGCGGTGGCGGTGTCAGGAACTGGAACCAAGACGCTTACGCTAACCCAGCAGGATGGTGGTACGCTAACGGCTACGTGGACTGATTACGATACGGATAATGATGCACAGACGCTATCTTGGGACCAGGGTCAGACTTTATTGTCTATATCTGGAGGCAATGACATCACGCTAACGGGTCTCGCTACTGAAGATTACGTAAACAGCCAAGGTTTTGTAACATCTTCTGGAACCGTGGCTGGAGTTGTAAGGACCGTCACTGGAACCAACTCCGCCGAACTAGTCCGTGGCAATATGGGCGACAATGACCAAGCGAGAATCCTCGTCGGCGCCACATCCTCTAACGCTGGATACTTAGAGATTGCAACGGCAGATGACGGAACCGAGCCTATCTACGTTAGACAGTACACTGGAGTATTTTCTTCACTAACAAGAACAGCAACGCTACTTGATGGCTCAGGTAACACCACGTTCCCAGGAAACCTTACCATCGGTGGCACGTTCACGGAGAACTCGTCTATACGCTTCAAGGAGAACATCCAACCGCTTGAACCAGCACTCGCTAAGGTCGAGCAGTTGAATCCTGTCACATACACCAAGATTACCTCACAAGAGGAGGAAGTTGGTTTGATTGCAGAAGAAGTAGCAGAGCTATTCCCAGAGGTTGTAACCTACAATGAGAACGGACAGCCTCAAGGTATCCAGTACCAACGCCTGAGCGTAATTTTGCTGAAGGCTGTGCAAGAGTTAACGGAACGAGTAAACAAGTTAGAAAACAAGTAATATGGCTTCATTATTATCAGGAACCACCATCGGCGGATACACCGCAGTACATTCAAACAACATTAGTTCGTATGCCCTAACTAGTGTTCCAGCCAATGTAATAACCACTTCTGGTGGTCAGACTATTGCTGGTATAACTTACTTTTCTAATGGTGAATCTTTAAACCTGTATGGAATCCGTGGTCGTTTTACTAACGAATACATTCACTTATATCACAAGGTTGGAATTGGACATCCTGGCGGTTGGGGTCAGGGTGAGGGAAGTACTCCTGGGTATGGTTTGTCTACATATGGTGGCGCAACTATAGCGTATGGTAATAGCGCTGGTATGACGGTTTATGGCAGTATGACTACTGACTCATACGTTTTTACTAACTATAATGTGCGAGTTGGCGAGATATGGGGTTCCGCTGGTCTTTATCGCTCGTCTGGTCATATGATGTTCGGAACAGAAGGCGGAAACTGGTATTTTCAAAATGCAAATGTTACAAAAGCATATTTTGCTGCTGGAGATGGAAACCTGTGGATGTCTTGGGCTGGAGATTGGTTATCTAACTTATTGGGAGCAAAACAAAACGCTTCTACCGCTATTACAACTAGCAACATAGGTTCTCAGTCAGTAAACTATGCTAGTAGCGCTGGCAACGCAGACACCGTAGACGGAAGACACGCTGATTACTTCTACCCAGCATCCACAGACAATGGATATTCCACTGGAGACATCTACGGCAGCGGAACTCACCAGAGGCTGTGGGGTACTGATTCTGTACAGAACCTTTTAGCATTTAGACCACCAACCTCTATTGAGTATTCAACTGATGGTGTCAACTGGACAGCCACGACTGCAACCACTGGGCTTTGGGACAATAAGATGTTCGGAAAGTGGGGTGGTTTTAATATGGCTGTCGGAAACAATGTCGGTGGATGGAGATATGTTAGAATGACTTGGGTAAACTTTGGTTACCATTTCTTCTCTCACTTTACCCTTGCTCACTCAACAAACGGACATAGCTTCAACTTTGTATTCCAAAAGTCTGACCTTAACGGAAACAACTTCACTGAGGCTTTTCGTCAAAATGGAATCAGTTCTTGGCCTGGATATACATTTACAAAGCACTCAAACGTAAGTGGGTGGTGGGATACTAGAGACATACGTTTTGTCTTTGAATTAAACCACAATAATGATTTCCCAAATAACTCAATTAGCGTAGGCCACATCGGTCTAATGGGTGGATACTCTGGATTCACTAGACTTTATGACTGGGATGCGGATAGAAATATGTTCTTTGGTGGGGTTATATATGCCGCCACTGGAAACTCAAACAACTGGAATACAGCATATGGTTGGGGTAACCACGCCACGGCTGGATACCAGGCTGCATCTACTGCGATTAACACAAGCAACATTGGAAGCCAGTCGGTTAACTATGCGTCAAGCGCTGGTTCTGTGGCTTGGACTAATGTAAGTTCTCGTCCAACGGCATTGTCTCAGTTCACTAATGACTTGGGGAACTATGGTGGATTCTTGACTTCTTTAGGCTTTAGCTACTCAACAGGAGTATCAGCAAATCACGTTGTTCAACGTGATGGCAATGGATACATATATGCTAACCACATAAACTTTAACACGCCAGAAACAGAAAACCCAGCAATTAGTAGTTTCATTACTTCTAATGGAGATGGATGGTCTAGAAAATCTAGCCTTGCTCACGTTAGAAACCAGTTGGGTAACTACGGAAACTGGATTACTACAGATGGTAGAGCGTATCCTAGACGTTCTGATGGAACAAACATTAACTTCTACTGGTCAGGCCAAAGCGGACAGCCTACTTGGTTGTGGGGTTCAAATGACGGAGAGAACTTCTATGTATGGAATCCAAGTAACTTTTCTGTAAACTATGCTGACGAATCAGGATACTCTGCGTCTTCGGGTTCTGTAGAGTGGACTAGTGTTCAGAATAAACCAGCAACATTTGCTCCATCTACTCACAACCACGATGACAGGTACTACACTGAATCTGAGTCTGATAATAGATATGCATATAAGAATGGTTCTGCTGGTGTTGACTTTTACGCAAATGCATACTATCAGTATGAGTGGACTCGTATTATGGGCTCTGGCTCTAAGGGAATATACTGGCAGGAAGGCTCTGGAGCTTATTGGCACATATATCCACAAGACCAAGCTGATATGCGTTTCCGCACTGGCTCAGGTAATGGTGGTATCGTTGGAACTGTAGCTAATGAAACGGCTCGTGGATACATTCACTGGACAACGTCTAATGAGATTGGATTTTTGTCAGAGGATAGAAACTGGGTACTAAGAACTTGGAACCGTGGTGTTGAGGCTTATGGCTCTATGCGTGCTCCAATCTTCTACGATTCCAATAATACTGGATACTACGGAGACTTTGCGTCTACGTCAGTAATGAACGCTATTCGTTTTGGTACGTCAACTAATAATGGTACGCTTTCTGGCAATGGTGACTGGGGTGTAAGACTTACTACTGATTCAGGTTGGATTCAATTTGGACCAGCTAATGGTTCTTGGGCACACATATATTCTAATTTGTCATTTTACTTCAACCAAGACCTATACGTTAACGGAACTCGTGTAGTATTGAATTCTGGAACTTGGGGAATTAACATTTCTGGCGATGCTGGAAGTGTAGATGGAGTTGACTCATCAGCAATTGTATACGGAGGCACTGGAAGGGCTAGCAACTATGATGGGTCAATGAACGACCCCAACCAAAAGTCTGGTTTTTACTTTAAAGACAACCCAACAGGTAGACCGTTTGATGATTGGTGGAACTGGATGACCATTGCTGGAAACTCTTGGCAGTCATCTAACAACTACGCATTCCAAATATCTCACGCATTCCACAGTGATGACGCTTACATCCGCAGAGTAACTAATGGTACGGTATATAGCTGGAGAACTCTTATTACTTCTGGTAATATTGGTAGCCAATCGGTAAATTACGCTAGCGGAGCTGGTAACTCAACAAACCTAGATGGAAGGAGTTCATCTCGCTACTTATACTACCGTGGAATAAACGCAGCATCTGACTTTCAGACATATCAATCTTCAGATAGCGTTATTCGTTTCGACCAAATAAACGATTACAATACGCACTCAAATCCTCCAGGTGGATACAACTATGGAGGTGTTCTTAGTATGCGTGGAGATAACTTTGGATTCCAACTTTGGGCTTCTCACGTTGGTGAATTTTACTTTAAGACCCAGTGGAACAATGACCAGTATAGCGGATGGAGATATGTTGTCCATTCTGGCAACATCGGGTCTCAATCTGTCAACTACGCATCATCTGCTGGTAATGCATCTACAGCCACAACCCTTCAAACTGCTAGAACGCTTACCATTGGAAATACTGGCAAGGCATTTAATGGTGGTGCTAACCTTAGCTGGAGTGTTTCTGAGATTGGAGCAGCACCTGTTGGTATTGACTACACTATAGTAGTAATGACCGACGGTGGCAATATGGAACTAACATTCACCAAGGGCGCACTGACCGCCGTTAATCCAGTTTAATTTGTATATTTGTAACCACTAATTAGTTATCACAATGGCTGTAATCGCAACTGTAGACAAGTTCGGCATCACCTTCGCCGACGCTTATCACAAGGTAACCCGTCTCACGTACGAGTCTACCGACCAAAAGACCTATGTATACGCTGCACCCGCAGAACCCTCAGTAGATGCTGATGGCAATCCAGTACCTCCGATGCCTACCCCTCCGACCGAGGCTTGGGTTAAGAAGAACTTCTGCCACTACGAAGTAGCTACCTACGCATCTGAGGAGACTCGTGAGGCGCACGCTGAACCTATCTACCGCACGCACTTTAGCTTTGAGCCCGTGCTCGAGGCTGAATCTGCTGACATCCTCGTACAAGCCTACGACCATCTTAAGGCTCAGGCTGGATACGAAGACGCTGTAGACTGCTAAACAATAACCCCCAAATCTTAATTCACTATGGCACAGATTTCTGAAGCCCAATTAAATTCTGCACGTGAGATTCGTGCTAAGCAGCAACAAATCCAAATGGAACTTGGTGCACTCTACGTAAGCGAGAAAGACCTCGCAGCACGTCAGGAGGCCCTCGTTGCAGAACTTCGCAAGAGCGGTGAGGAGATTCAGTCTCTGATGAACGAACTTGCCGAAGAGCACGGCCACGGAACCCTAAACCTTGAGACTGGTGAGTTCACCGTTCAAGAGCAAGAAACCCCGGAATTAAAGGTTGTGAAGCCCTGAGTGTGGGATAATAACCTTTCAAGAGCCCCCCTGACCGGGGGCTTTTTTATTGTCTAAATTTTATGTCTATTCCCTATCTTTGTCTAAACAAACGGAATATGAAATTCGTAGACATTTTTAAGGACGACAATACCTGGAATGAGAAGACAATCATTGGATTTCTTTCGTTTGCTGTTATGAGTATTTTTGCTGGCGCCGATATTGTCACAGGCATTATCGGAAAAGAGTTGGTTATTAGCGACACAATTTTTAATTCATTCGTTATCATAACCATCGGTTCTTTGGGAATTGCTGAAGCCGGTAAGATATTCTCCAAAAAATGAAGATGCCCGTATCTTTTGACCAGTTTCAAAAGAACCCAGTAGCAGCAATCGCATTCATCGGCCTAGTGGCAATTGGCTACCTGTATGTAGACCAGAAGATGATGAACAGCAAGGTGGATAACAGATGCCAAACAAGGGTTTCTGAGCTAGAGGTGAAGGTGGATAAATACACCGAACACATTAGAAGGCTCGACTCGGCCCTTGCTTATACCAGTGCTAAAAACGAAATGCTTCTTCAAACGAAATGACACGTACAGTTCTCCTCATTGCAGCAGGCATCATGGTTGGTGCCTTAGTCGCCAAGAAAACTGAACCAACGAAACCAGTTGACCCGGTTGACTTGATTATCGAAAAGTCCAATCAAACGATGCGCCAAGCAAGCGTAGTTTCTGCAAAGGTTGACCAGCAGGTGTCAGAAAAGATTGGCGAGATGAAGGAGACTATAGAAGTTCTTGTGGAAGAGAAGGAACTGCTCGTTGAACAAGTAACAGTGATGCAAAATGAGATTACTACTATCAAGTCTGCTCCTGTGCAGCCTTTCGATGTACTCGCAATCGGTGTACCCGATTCAGCGGATAGAAAATAACGACACAGTAGTCGTAATGACTAAGGCGCAGGCGGTCGCTATGAACCAGCGATTCCTGTCAATGGATTCAACAATAAAAGCATACAATGAAGCTTACAAGTTCAAATATCATCAGTATCATCAAGCAAGTGAAGCCTTGGCTAGACAAGATTCAGTCATTGCTGACCTCAATCGCAAACTTCTTATCAAGCCCAGCTTCAAAAAAATGACGCAGCAGGATGTGCTGATGTCATTATACTTTATTACATTCTCTTCTGCACTACTTTATTTGACATTATAGCAATTCGTATATTTGTCTAATAAAATGCAGGCGAAGTGACCATCCAAGAAATACATGATTACATCCTATTTGTCTTAGACAAAGATACCGGTGGTTACGTGTCGTCCGCAGAGATAGACATTGCACTAGACAGGGCTCAGATGTCTATTTTTAGACATTACCTAGGCAACACCAGGGAATATCAAGCGGGCAGACCTGTGCCGAGAGCAGCATATGGAATCACCAGTACAGTAGACGAAGCGCTTTACCCGTTTAAGGCACAGGTTACCGCCACTCCCTCTTCTGGAATCGCCACGTTTAACTTTTCTTCATTGGTGGATATCATGTCAGTGGTGTCTGCCAGCTCAGCGTCCTCGGAGGTTGACATCGTAAACGAAGAAGAGTTTCACTACAGAAGAGACAGCAAGATTCACAGCCCATCACTCACTGGACCCATTGCACGTCTGTACGACTTCAGTAAGTCTGCAACAACCTTCAAGATGCAGTTCCTTCCTGCTTCGTTCGCCTCGCTTGTCACGGTAGACGTCCTTCGTCGCCCCGTCAAGCCTAGCCTGTCTGGCTCCGTTACCCTTCAGTGGAAAGAGCCACAGCTAAACGAAATCATGAACGAGGCGATTAAGATTCTATCTGTCAATACTCAAAACGTACCTGCCCTTCAGTTTGGAAGCTCTCAGGTAGTAACAGGTTCGTAATATGGCAAAGGCAGCATTAACACTTGGTCGCTTAGCTGAACAGATTAACCTTCTGTACAGCGGAAGCACCATGCTTACCGGTGTCAAGACTACGGAAGAAGAAATTAAGTATTTACTAGTTCAGCAAATCAATAGACTCCTCAAGACAGAACGTCTGCAGGAGATGAATCTGAACGACTACCGTCTCCCCGATACGACCATCATAAGTAATTACACTGTATCTACAGTGGTGGCCGAAGGTGACCGCAGTTACTTTGAGCTTCCTGCGTTCCCGATTGCCGCACCCCACGGTATGGGACTGTATGAGGTTGTTGTAGTAGATACCGTAGACAACATTGAGTACGAGATGGTTCCAGTGCCAAGCGGATACCTGAGAACATTCTTGTCTCTGTACCCTAACTGGAAAAATAAGTTTTACGCATTTAGCGAGTCTTTTGGCGGCGCAACTGGCGGATGGTACTCTTGGGATGGCGGAAGAAAGGTCCTGCTTAACAGCTCAGACTTTGCCACTGGTCACACGGTAAAAATCAAGTTGCTCTTGGTGGATATTGCAGGTATGAATGACACGGACATCCTCCCGATTCCTGCCGATATGGAGGCCACTGTGATAGAAGGTGTAATGAACCTACTTCGGGCTAGACTCCCGGAGGACAAGGTTATTGATGACAGCAGTGCACGATGAACATGACCATTGACCAAATCGTTCGGAGGACTATCATGGAGATGGGCTACACCATCCACCAATACCCTTTCTTTTACAACCTCGCAATCCACGGACTGCAAGAGATGGAGATTGACACTCTTGGCACAATCCGTGAGGTTAAGCTACCGCAAGCTTCTGCTAGTCTAGACTTCAAGCTTGGTATGTTTGTGGGTGTTCGCTACCTCAACGGTGGTCACTTTATTGCTGTTCCAGAGAACGATAGCCTATCGCTTGAACGCCTTTCTACTGCTCCAGTTTCCACTTCTGGAAACGACTTCCTATACTCATTCAGCAACAACGGATATGTTACCGTAAGACGTACTGACGAGACGAAGGCGGTACGTGCTGGAATGACTATCGGAAACGAATACGAGTACAACGGTTTTAACTTCAATATTCATGGCGAACCCAAAGGACGCCTCTTTGGCGCAGCGGCTGGTAATCCTACTCAGTTTCGTTACAGCTTTGCTACTAAGCAGCTTGCTGTTGTAAACGCAGCAGATAAGGATGTCTACCTGACTTACTTAAGCGATGCGGATGAGAAAACTCCAGCAACGGTTGTTAATCCAATCGCTGTCGAGGCTCTCACTGCCTACATCAAAGCCAAGTACCTCGAGGGCAAGCGTTCTGTTGGTGTTGCCGATAAGCAGCTGGCTACCAGAGAGTGGCAGAATGCCCATCGTGTAATGCGTGCTCGCAGATTCCAGCTCACCAAAGAAGACATTCTACAGTCCTTTAAGGCTTCGTATGGACTAGCAATCAAATAGTAGGCTATGATTAGAAAACAGGTTCTCAATAGTCTACTTGGTGTAAACGCAGATGATTCATACAAGGCCCATCAGCCAACTGATGCGGTTAGTATGGTTAACACTCGTATTGTAGACTTTGTAGATGGCGATACGGGGGACATCCAAAACGTACTTGGCAACGCCTTGGTAACCAACAGTGCCCTTCTGACGGGGCAGTCTACGTGTATTGGAGTCATTTCCGACGAGAACAACTCGAGAATTTATTTCCTCATTTTCAATCATGACAACGCTGCGAATCACGGAATCTATGAGTTCAACCAATCTGGTGGCTTCACCAAATTGGTATCAAACGGCCAGTTTTCCGGGGGAGGTAATACTCTTGGCTTTGGATACTCAAGAGTAACGGCTATTGCCGTAGTAAGTGATTTCCTTGTCTACTCTACGGGAACCGGTGAAGTAAAAGCAATCGACACAACCTACTGGAGAAGCAATACACCTACCGGAGTAACTCCTTCGTTTATTGACTTGAATGTGATTGCTCCGGTTCATGCTCCAACTTGGACCGCAAATGTTGCTACTGGGGTCAATAGAAATCTACCCATTTCTATTCATAAGTACAGATTTTTTTACCGCTTCGAGTATGCCGACGGAAGGATTAGCCCGGCTTCTCCAGCAAGTAAATTAAGGAACGTATTTGATTACGACATTTTTGGGATGGACAAGATATACGTCGACATCCCCACGGTTCAGAAAATACCTACTGGCGTTGTTAAAATACAATTCATTGCATATCAGAAAGATGCAAACGCATACATCCTAACGCAGGTAATATCTGACCAAGTGCTGTTTGCGAATCACAATGCCGGAACCGCATTTATCAGGTCTACCTTTGATGGAAAGGCGTTGCTTGGCAATGTTGCTGAGGCCGATATGCTCATCACGTCATTTGCCGTACCGAACAACGTAAAAGCAATGGCATCGATTAAGAGCAGATTATTCTTCTCAAACTATTCGGACAGCCTAAAGAATGATGCATCTGTAAGCATCGAGAACGTAACTGCTGCAGTAACACAACTAAATAAAAGTGATGTTACTATTTTGTTTGGCAGTGGGGAGTGCTTTGCTGAAGGAACTCAGTATAATTTTGGAATAAGATTCCTTGACGAGAAGGGTAGAACTTCACCAGTATACAAATTAAACTCTTCATTCAAGACCCCCAGTCGACACTTGAATGGTTCGTATGTGTCTCCAACGCAAAACGCTGCAGTTATACACATACCAGACACCAACTACGACGTAGGTACGTTCACTAATTTCATTGAAGGTGTAAGTGTTTCGCTGTCTAACGTGACCAGCAACATGATTCCATCTTGGGCAAAGACTGCTGAAATTATGGTGAGCAATAACAGGGCTCATGGCGATTTTGTCCAGTTTTACCTTACCTGTAAAAACAATGCTGAGGTAAGCGACTCTCCAATCGTTAAGTATCAGTTTGGGCTCAGGTATGCATACAAGCTGGACGATGGCACGTATGTGTTTGCGAATAGTGCAAAATACATTCGGGAGACATACACCTACGATGCGGATTCAGTAGCTGACCCAGCTCCGATGAAATACTACGCCGTTAGACTTTCTGACGCAACAGACGACGCACTTGGCTGGGACTACCTTCCCGGAGATACTATTGAAGTTTCATTTTTGAAGTACGAGCAATTATCTTCAACTACTAGCCGATACAAGGAATACGTCGTAAGCGGTCAGATTATTGACGTAATTGATGGCCATATCATCTTCCCTAAGGTCGGCGAAGATATCACTGAGTACCTTGGATATACTACGGATTCTACTCTGTTATACTCTCAGGGACCACTGACTCCAGTAAAAAATACTGATTACGGAGTTTGTACGATTCGCCGACCGGCCAAGATTGAAGAAAGTCTATTCTACGAAACGGGTGTCACGTTTAGTACCTCGAGCATTCCCGCATCGGTTACGGTTTATGGAGACTGTTCATTCTTCAAGAGCGAGTATGTGGTTGAGTATTTGAATCAGTTCAACCCTACCAACATAAGTCAGATAACCAAAGAAGTCTATTTGATTAATTCTCAAGCAAACCCAAATAGCCTTGTAAGAACTTACGATGAGTATTTTGGAAGAGACCTAATCACTTTTGACCTGACCTCCCTAATCCTTGGCGACCAAAAGAAGACAGGACTTATGTTTTCTGGAATCTATACGTCAGGGACTAAAAATAACAACCTCAATTTTCTTGAGGTTAATGACGAGACTATTCTGCCCTCAGAACTCGGAGAGGTAAACAAGCTTATCGCAGCTTCAAAAACTTCCGAGATTGGGACGGTAATGCTTTCGATTGGGAGGAACAACACTGCGTCTATCTACATTGGTGAGGCGCAGCTTGTTGGGTCATCTTCTGATGCTGACCTCATCGTGAACAGAAGCGTAGTAGGTAGCGTAAACATTTTAAATGGCGGATATGGAACGCTACATGCGTCCACTGTTGTTGAACGAAATGGTTCGATTTACTGGTACGACTCAATAAACGCCGAGGTTGTTAGATACGGCAGAAATGGAATCACGCCAATATCTCAGAATAAGTATAAGTCTACCATAAATAAGTTCACTACTGGCCTGTCATCAAAGGCTTCACTGATTGGACACTATGACCCCATCCAAGACGAGTACATGCTTAGCGTGTCTGACCCGCTCCGTGATACTACGTTCTCTTTGGCTGATTATGAATCACTTGTATTATACAGCGCAAGCGTTAGCACGATTGGCGGCTCATTAAGCGTTCCCGTTTCTGGATTGTCTTTGGACAACATCGTAGAAGTCCGAATCCAGACTCTTACCGGAAACCAAATGCGAAATATTCGAGTGTCATTTGCTGGAAATGCCGTGTACTCGTCTGGAACTACTGTCTTCGAATCTACTAATACATTATACATCAGATTTGTGCCTACGGCCGCATCTGGCAATGTTTTGATTACCGGATTACCAGACCCAGTAGTTTCTCCAGATACCGTGGTTCAAATAAAAAAATACGGCCACGACTATTCTCAGGTACACCACCACATGCCGATTACTCACGCATTCAGTGAGCCTTCAAACAAATGGCGTGGGTACGATATGTATTTCTCTGAGGCATCTGCTATTGTAGACAACACGTTGTACACCTTCCAGAACGGATTGATGTACAAACATCATCAAGGAACTACCGCTTCTTTTTACGGAATTACTTATCCTACTGCGTTTTCTTACTATCTCGACTACCAAAATGTGGTATCTATCCCAGTTTCCCATTCAGTAGAATCGGCAGCGGCTCCGGCGAAGTCAAGACTTCAGAGCGAGACCCACGCAACCGAGCTCGTTCCATCTGATTATGTGGAGCAAGAAGGCTTCTTTAGGGCTAGCTTTAAGAGAGACAAGATTAGTGGAAACATTCTGAGCGGCAAGAGAGTGCGAGGAAGTAAATTACTATCTTTGTTACGCATGCCGAGTGCCTTTAGCGTAAAAAGAATTTATACGGAATTAAAAGATTCAACAGGACATTAAAATGGACCCAATCACTTTAGGACTACTTGGTGCTCAGGCTCTTTTCGGAGCTGGGCAAACTATCGCAGGGCTTGCTAAGCCCAGAAAAAAGATAGATACGTCTATACAGCCAGAGTACAAGCAGGCTGAAGAAATTGCTCGGAACGCTGCTCAATCAACGTCTGCATCGTATGAGCTTGCTAGACAGTCCATGGGACAAGAGGCTGCATCTGCTCGTGCAGCTGCCCTTCGTTCGTCCGGAAGCGTTGCTGGACTTATGCGTGCTCAGCAGCAAATATCAAGAGCCCAGCAGTCATCGATAGGGTCACTATACCAATCCGAACTGAGAGAGAAGTCGAACGAGTTACAATCTCTTCGTGCCGCCAAGATGGCAACCGCTGGCGCTAAGGAAAGAATGCAGGGATTGAAGAATCAACTTGCCATGCAAGAAAATGCGGCTAAAGACCAATTAATTTCTGCAGGAATTCAAAATGTATTTGGTGCGCTTAGCGGTGGCGTTGCGGCTCGGCAAAACGAGCAGATGATGGACATCTATAAAGGCATGTATGGCCTCGGCGGTGGTTCAGCAACTGGAGCTGCCGCAGGCGGTGGAAATCCATTTATGAATGTTCCTGGATATCGCACGCAACTAGACATTAACAGAAGACTCGGGAGATAATGACACCAAGTAAAAAGGGATTTGCAGTAGTTCTGAACACCCAAGGTGCGGTGGCTGGCGCATCACGTCAAGCCTATGCCCTTATGAATATGGGGATGCAGGCTGCCAAGCTCCGTGCAGACAGAGAGCTCCAGATGCAAAAAATGTCTATGGATGTCCTCACCAAAGACAGAAACATTGACGCACGTGGACGTGCTGATTTTGATATCATCCAGAACCAAGAGCTTGACCGATTACAGGGCTTGGCTAAGTCTGGAGAGCTTACTGTAGTGGAAGTATCCAAGTCTGCGAATAGACTAAATTCATTGGCTGAGACCATCAACGGAGGATACAAACTCGGCGATGACCTTGTTAAAAGTTCTGATGCTAGGGGATACATTCCAGAGCGTGTTCAAGAATTCAACTCTTTGGTCGTTAGCAGAAGAGGTCTCGACCCAGAAACGAAGGCACTGGCTTACGCCAAGATTAACGAGTCTGGCGCATACACCCAGTTGCCGTTTGGCTCATACCTAATCAACGAATCAAAGGCTGCAGAAGAGTTCGCAAAAGCCTACGGCGTTAGCGTAGAAGACCTACGCAAGGGAGATTACATTGCTCAAACTGAGGTTGCTAAAGAACTATTTGAGAAGTCTCCTGCTGGCGGATTTCGTGCCAAGAGAGCATCTGGTGGCCTTGTAGTAGAAGAGGTCTTCAATGAGGCCCTCAAAAACCCGTTGCTTTCAAGAATTGCAGATGATGCAGTGACATACGAGGCATACTCTCGTGTTGCTGAAAGCTTTGAGCGCCAAGGTCGTGCGCTTCCTGCTGACTGGGAAGATGTGCAGCGTGTAGGTCTTTACGGATATGCGGATGACAATCCTGCTTCGTCTATGTTCTACCGTGAGGTATTGGCCGAGCGTGAGAAGATGACTCCAGACGAAATTAACCGAGCAAAGAACCTTCGTGTTGGCGAGCTCCTTGACAATGTAGCTGCAGGTAAATACAACCTTAGCACCGTACCTGAAGGCTTCCGTTCACAATCATTCAAGTACGTAAACGGAGGAATTCAGTTTGGCACGACCAATCAGCCCGAAACACTTAGCTTCAGAACAAACATCGTAAACGGTATTCAGTTTATGTCTGTTCCGGCCAAGACAAGAAAAGTTCCGGTTCCTGTTCAATACAAAGGTGAGCAGTACTACATGCTTCCAAACGAATGGGCAGTATCTGGAGAGGCTGTTAAACTTCGTGGCGGTGTGTTGATTAAGGCTGACGGAACGTCTCAGAACGCCATCCAATCGCTTATGTCTATGGCCGATGGTCCAATGACTGCTCAGCAGGTGCAATCTCAACTTAGCCAACTCGCTGCCGGAGCCCCAGCCGGTGCTCAGGCGCAAGTAAAGGTTTTGGATATCAATCCCAACGAGATTGTAAATGCGGATGAGTTTGCTGCAGTTCAAATCGCTCAGGGAATCGGAGTAGATTCTCGACTGATGAGAACTGGTTCTACTGTTGGCGTCCTTCGTGGGCACTACAATAGCGCAATTGCATCTATTCCTGGAGTTAAGCAATCTAAGTCATCAGGGTCTAAACCTTCGTCTTCATTCAACGTAGACAACGTAGACTTCGAATAAACATTTTGTATCTTTATGCTCTGAAAATAGACATAAAGAGACATGCCCGAGCCTAAAAAACTTAGCAGGGAACAGTACCTAAACGGTATCTATGAAGCCCTAGGTGGATTTAATTCTCAAGGAATTAGCCTTGATAATTTCAAGAGCACTCTTGCAAGTGACCCTGCGTTTGTACAAACGGTGTACAAAGGTCTTGGAGGCGAGAGCATGATTGGAGACTTTGAGAAGTTCAACAGAATCGTAACTGGAGCTCCCGCTGTCCCTGTGGCGCCTGCCGCACCGGCCCCAATGTCTACTGGATTCACGCCTGTTGAAGTAAAAAAAAAATTGCCGCTCTCTGGCGCATTCGCTTCAGATGGCCTATCTACTTCGTTCACTGACCCGTCTGCTGTATCGGCTGCGGTCCGTGGTTTTGTCACGCCCGTAGCATCTCCCGAAGAGGTTTCAGCCCTCAAGACTAATCTTGAGACTGGAATCAATATGCAAAAGACTCTTGGTCAGCAGATTAGCGCCACAGAGTCTCAAGTAAAAACAGCGCTTGATGATTTTATCGCAGATGCACAATCACGTGGTGCGGTAACTACCAGCGGCAACACATACGCATTCTCTAATAAAGAAGACCTCGAGAAGTTCAAAAACATCGAGGCTCAAATGAAGTTTGTAGACTCTGAGAAACTGAGATACAACGAAGTATCTGGAGATGTATCAGAAAAGTCCACGCAATATGAAGCTGCTCTCGCTAGCCAGATTTACAGACAAGCCCAAACCAAGGCGCCTAAGGAAGCGCTATCTGATGATGGCAGCATCATTGGAGCTGGTCTATACTCGCTTGTTAAAGGCGCCGGTGACGCTGTTTTAGGCACTGCCCAGATTTTTGCTGACTTTGCCCTCGAGGCTATGATTCAAGGCGGGCAGGGTGTTGCCTTGTCTAGAAAGGCTGTCGCTAATGCGGACACCCCAGAAGACCTTACCGCCCTTGAAGCGGGAGCTAGAAAGTCTGTATCAGAAGGATTTAGTAACGCACGTCAGGGATACAAAGACCACCTTCGTGCCATGTCGCTAACTGGAATCACTCCCGTTGGAGGAATGATGTCTACTCCAGAGTATGCCGAAGAGCTGTCCAGAAGTAGCTGGCTTGGAGGCGCATACGTTGGCGCAATGCAGTCCATCCCAGCAATGCTTACTCCGGGAATGGTTGCAATGACTGGCCAGATGTATGGATTTATGGCTGAGGAGCTTGAAGCTGACCCCGAGTTGGCTGAAATGCCCGAGGAGCACAAACTTTTGCTGAAGTCTACCACTGGCCTAGTAATGGGTCAACTGGAGCGTATTGGTTTTAGAAACCTTTTGTCTAACAAGTCAGTTGTAAAAAACATTGCGCTGAATGCTATCAAGCGCCTTCCGGCCGGAACTCCAACGAAAGCGGCGCTAGAGCGTGTTATTGCATCAGAGGCTCGTAGCATCACTGCTAATCTTGGCATTCGTGCTGCAACTGGTTTTGCAGCAGAATACGAGACTGGTGCAGCACAACAGCTTGCTGACATTGGCATCAAGTCAATCTACGATGCATCAGTAGAGAAAAACCTTTTTGACAATCCAACTGGAATCGGAGAAATTGCCTATGAGGTAAACAAAGCTGGTGTTCAAGAGGGCTTGGGCGCTATTATCATTGGTGGCCGCAGCATGGTTACTGGAGCAATTCAGGACAACCGACTTGGCGACATGATGGAAAACGGCGAGTTCTACAATTTTGAGATGGCCGTGCGTAATCCTCAGCTCTTCCAAGAGCAGATGACTGCAATCAACAACTCTATTGCTGCTGGTAAGATTTCAGATGCAGAAGGTAATGCACAGCTTGAAGCCCTGTCAAAGGCTAAAATGGTTGCCGACATGATGCCGTCTCGGACCATGAACCGATACAATCAGCTTGAATCTCGCAGAAAGGTGTTTGACCTCTTGTCTAGAAAGCTCGACCTGCGCACTGAAATGGAAAAGGTTGACGAGACCTTGAAGCCGTCTTTGAATGCTGAAATTCAAAAGATTAACGACGACGTTCGCAACATCGTTGAGCAAATGGAGGCTCAGGTTGAGCAATTTGGAGCGGCCATTCCAGAGACCACCCGTGGCGAGCAGGCTCCAATGTTCACCGCTAGTGAACTAGAGACAGTTTCATACACCGATATCCTGTCTAAACTTTACAAGGCCCCAAGTCCCGAGCAACGCTCTGCTGTTCGTAGAATGGTTGAACAAGCCAAGGGTATGGCGCAGATTGCTGGACCAGATACTAAGGTTGTAATGTCTCCGTCTCAAACGGCTCAGTTTGGTCCGTCTCGTGGGGCGATGTTCTTTGACGCAAAATCAAATACGATATTTGTAAATACTGCGGCATATGTGAACAACGTGTACGCCCACGAATTCAGCCACCCGTTTGTTGAATTCATGATGGAGTCTGACCCAGAAGGATTTACTGCTGTATACAATGAGGTAAAAGATGTTGAGATGCCCAAGGGCGCTGTTGCTGATTTGGCAACTCGCTTTGGCCTTACAGAGGACCAGCAAGCTCAGCTTGGAGATATTAAGACGTATGGACAATGGGCTGATTTTATTCAGTCCATAATGCCAGACCAAGACGCAAAAGTCGAGTCTATCGTTGAAATGATGGGCGACCTATTTGAGGCTCGCATTAACGCAAACAATGCGCCTTCGGCTCGTCGTGCTGTAGGACGTGTATTTGAGTACATGGGACTAAACGGACTTGCCGACAAGATGTACAACATCCAGTCTGTAAGCACCAACGATGCGATTGCGGAGGTAGAAAACCAAGACTTCTTCTCAGAAGAATCAATACAAACCATATCTAATGCAATAAACCGAGATGTTAAAGAAAGTCGGACAGAAGTACCAAGTGGTGTCGAAGCAGGGCAAGCCCCTGTCGAAGCCCCTGTCGAAGAAGGACGCCCAGAAGAGGCTCCGGCAGGTGGAGTTCTTCAAGCACCTAAAGCGGAAGTAACGCCTGCCCCAGCGCCGGCTGCGCCCGCTCCAGCTCCCGCAGCTCCTGCTGAAGTTACTCCTGAACCCACGGCAGAAACGCCTAAGGCCAAGAGGGAAAGAAAGGCCGCCCCACCGGCTGAGGTTACTGGTCGTTCAGTAGTCGCTGCAAATGCTGGTATTCGTGGCAAATGGAACATCGTAGACAAGTCTAATGGTGATGTCCTTGGTACCATATCACAGACTGGCCGTGGCAAAAAGAAGCAGTGGACCGCAGTAGACGCAGATGGTAACACCATTGGCAACGCAAAAGGCTCAAAGGCGGCAATCGGCCTGTTCCCAAATGTCGGCACTATTGAGTTCTTGGAAAGGGCTACTGCTACAGTGGCTACCGAAAAGGAATCGGCTCAAAAAACAGAAAAATCGGCTCAAGAGAAAAAGCCAAGCGCTTCTACTAAAAAGGATTTGGCTGCTGCTGCTGCCCGTGCTGCTAAAGAAGAAACTGCTGCGCTTATTGAGCGTGCTACCAAACTAAGTCTAAAGGATGTAATCGCCACTAAGGCTCCAAAACGCAGAAAGGTAACCGAGCGTATTGAGGTCAAGAAAGACGGAAAGCAGTGGAGAGTATACGAGCCTCAGCGCCTTCGTCGTGGCACATACATGGAGGATGGCACCATTCGTTGGTATGCATTTAGGAATGAAAGCGACTTCACAGTAGACTACATCCGCAACTTCCCGACCGGAAGCAGAAAGTCTGTAGCAGACCAGCTTCGTGAGAAGTTTGATAATGTCGTCGAGGTAACAGAGCAAAAGGCCAAGCCTGAAGTTACTGCGGAGCAGGGCCAGATGCAGGGCCCCGGCGACCTCGTTATTGCAGAGCTGCTGCGGGACTTAGGTAAGCGTGGTAAGGAAGTGGCCGTAGTGGTTAATCCAAACACGATGACCATTTCTGAGCGTGAGCCCCGCAGAAAGGTATTCATCGAGACTAAGTACACTGACCGCAAGAAATTTAATGCTGCAGTTAAGGCGCTTCAAGAGCGCATCAACAGCGGTGAACTTGACTTCCAAGAGGAGGTCAAGGCTCGTATGGCTGCACTGTCATTAGACTTGACAGAGACCATTCAGCCTATTCTTGACGAGGAGACGGACCTTCTACAGCGTGAGGCTGAGGCGGCTGCTAAGCGTGCCAAAAAGCTAGAAGCGACAAAGAAGAAAATTCGTCAAGCCAACCAGACTGTTGCGGCAGAAGGCAAGGTCCCAACTTCAATTGAAGATGGACTTAAAGGGAAGACGCTTAAGTATAAACTCGACAGTGCAGCAAAAGCTTCGCTTGATGGCCTTTCTCTTGCTCAAGATGTCGTGGAGTCTGACACAAGGGCTTCCTTGGCCGCCCGCCAAATCGTAGCCTTCTTGGAAAAGAAGAACAATCTCAATCCTGGCGGTATTGAACTAGAGATTCAAAGAACAATAGAAGATGACGAGAAAGCCATAAAGCTTTATGACCAATACTTCTATGCTGTTTCTCAGTACGGAAAAGATGCATACGACTACCTTGTTATGTTCGACGTAATGTACAAGGCCAATGTGCAGATGACTCCGGACCAGATGGCCACGTACAACTTCTTAGACTTCAAGCAGAAGGAAGAGCTTAAGGCTCGTCTTGCCGTCCGCTACAGTCCATTTGTGGCTGGAGGATTGGTAGACGAGGTGTTCAAGCTTGTACCAAAAACTGATATATCTGATAACCTTTCTGCCATTGTAATGACAGACATGAACGGTGCAAGCCTAGAGCGAAACATCGTTACTGCTGCAATACTTGCATCGAAGCACATCATTGGAGAAGAGCTTGTTATTATCACTGATGAGAATGGAACATTTGAGGCACGTCTATCTGACTTGTCTCCTGTTCGTGACTTCATCAATGACAAAATCACAGAAGGGTTAAGTGAGGAGGAAATAAAAATTCTATATGATGACATTGAAAACCTCAAGTACGAGGCCCAACTGGGTGAAGCGTCTAAGATAGCATCGGTTTTAGCTGGAGCGATAAAAGATACCAAGAGTGCGTTCTTGAATGAATTCAATACGCTGATATCTTCCTACAAGCAGGACACTGGACTATCTCCGTTTGATGGCCGTGCGTTTTCGTTTGAGTTCTTGCAGTATGCATACAATTCAGCGCAAGAGATAAGTACCGGAATGTTTGTTGGGTTGCAGGCTGCCCTCGGAATAGATATTGCTCAATCAGCTCACGCTCTGTTCGTCAACACATTGCAGCAGGCCATGTCATCAAGCATTAAGCTTGAGCCGGTAAAAGGGGTAGCTCCTGTGTCTACCGTAAATGCAATATCCAAGATTGCCGCTAAAAACGGTATGTCTCCGATTGCGCAGCTTGCAAGGATTGTTGCCGTAAACCCAGAGGATGTTGAGTTCGCAACATTTGAGTCGTCTAAGCAGATATCTAAGTCTATGGCTGCGGCGCTAATAAATGCCCCAGCTACAGAGGCAGAGGAAATGCTTGCCGCCACATTGCTTACTGGAACTCCAGATGTTGCGATGGAGCTTAAGGGGGTCACTCCCGACGACGTGTTCGCTGGAGAGGCTGGACTCAGCCGTGGACGTGTCGTTAAACTCAAGAAGGCACCACGTATTGGCTCTAAGTTCAAGACAATTCAAGACATCGCAGAGACATTTAGTTTCTTCAGAAGCACGATTCAAGAGAACTCATTGATTATCGAGGTAGACCCAAATGGTCGACTGGTCGACTATCGTGCTACTACTAGCGGCATGTACAATACCGTAAGTGATGCTGGCGCTAGATTCGAGTTGATGCGTGGTATTAGACCTTCAAACAATAAGGTATTCATCCTGCATAACCACCCAATGGATATCCCATCTCCATCTCAGGGCGACATCCAAGTTCACCTGATGTATGGAGAAATCCTTGGAGAGGGTGTTTACGGTGGAAGTATTGTGTTGAATGGTGACAAGTTCTCATTTATGCCACCGATTGGCGAAGAGACTCTTGGCAATATCATTAAAGACTACAACAATCCAGACATTAGTTCTGTGCCGGTGTTGTATGCACCGTACAAGCCTATGAGCGCTGGCTCTACTGGTGTTAGACTTAGCCAATTGATGTCTGGCAATGTAATATCTGCTAAGACCGGACCTTCTTCAGCTGACCTCGTTCTTCCGAGGGCGCTAGTTGAGCAAGTACACATCTTGAATAGTAGCCCCGTACTTTCGTCTAATCCTGGATTTACGAATGTCGCACTTTTGACGGTGAACAAGAACATGTTCTCGCAAGAGTTTGTGCTTAAGGATGTTAACTTCTTCTATGTTCCAAAAGGCAAGGACGGAAAGCCATCTGCTGAAGAGCTGACTAGAATGACTGCTGCAATCCGTAGGCAGAATCAATCTGGAATCGGTCTATATACCGTGGCTATCATGTCTCAAGGCGCAAACCAAGAGGTTGTCGATGCGGTAAAAACTGTTGCATCGCACATGGTATTTGGTAACGAAAACACGAATGACGTTGTATTTGCTCCGTCAGACAAGTTCGTTAATAAGACTACGCCTGTTTCTGGATTTGAAATTGAAATCCCCAAAAAGCTCATCGAAGAGCTTGGCGGTGGAGCTGTGACTCCAGATGGCATTTTGTCCGAGATACAGCTTGAGTCTATGTACTTGACTGACGAAAATACTACTATTACGTTAGAAGGCGAGGACATGAATCTCACCGAGTTCATTAATATGTTCGCCGAAAAGGTATATGAAAACACCGGGCTTGACAGGCCACCGTTTGAGGTATTTACAGACATGGACATTGTTATACCTTCCGGCCAACCTGTTGATGCCAACTTAATCATGGACTACTTGGTTGGTCGTGTATATAAAGGACTTCAAGTCACAGCTCGTGCAGAGAGTGCTAATAGGCTTACTTACCAAGTAGAACTTGATGACGCTATATATTACGCTACTGAAGACCTTAAGAATGCAGAAGTAAAGGTGTCTAAGTCACTTCGCTTTTCTGCATACAAGCCTTCAAATACTGAATTCAGCAACAAGTTCAACACCGTCCGCAAGGAGCAGGCAAGAGTCCTTGATGCTGGCAAATCACCAGCAGCAAAAAGATTCAGAGAAGGCATTCTTGACAAGAAGGTTGGAGTATTTGATTTCATCAACAAGAACCTGAACGCTAAAAACGTAGCTCCGGCAGAACTCCTTCAAGCATACATCCGCACTGAAGGTGGTAAGTCTATCTACGCATCTAAGCTGGCTGAAGAGAAGGCTCGTGAGGCATTCGGAAAGAATGTCTTGAATGTGTCCAAGGTCGAAATGGATGAGGTTGAGGAGCTTTTGAGCGCTCGCACCATCATCGAGATTCAAGACAGACGTGATGCAATGCTTGCCAAGCAGTACAAGAGAAAAGAAGATGCCCTTGCTGGCGCATCTCTTTCTGAAATCAAGACTGACCTTGAGGCGGCAAGAAAAGAGCGTATGGACTTGCGTGCAGCCATTAAGCGTGCTGAACGTCAACTCGATGCAGCTATCCGCACGGGAGACCTTCCCCGTCAAGCACAGCTGTCTTCAGACATTGCTGTCTACGGAGCGTCTCTTATTCAGGCAGAAGACGCAGCATCTTCGCTCGCCACTCGTGTTAAGGTTATTACTGGCTCAGACACCAGAATCAAGGAACTTGAAGACCCAATCAAGAATCCGGGAGGAATGACCTACGAGCAGGCTGTTCAGCATATTGACCAACGCAAGAAGGACAATCCTGAGCTGTTTGCCTACGCAAATGGCGTAGTAGATAAAATGTTTGCGGAAACCAAGCGTATTCTTAAAGAAAAGTTTGAGGCTGGTCTCATTTCTGAGGCGGTTTACAACGCCCTCAAGGACTACGGATACAGCCCAAGAATTGTGCTCCAGCGCCTCGTTGACCGTGAGATTATGGCAGAGCTTGGAGTGCTGTCTCAGAATCCGTCTAATGGCCTTAAAAAGCTTGGCTCCGGAACGGAAGATGCAATGGTTACCAACCCAGTTGTGCTGTTTGCTGCTACAATCGTGTCGCACGAAAGAACGATGCGCAGAAATGAGCTTACCGCTAGGCTGTACGACTACGTGTCTAATAGCCCGGAAAACAAGGTTATATCTATCGAACAGCCGCTGACAAACAAAGATGGTTCCGTTAAGCGTGACCGTTTTGGTGTGATTCAGTACCCGCCGAAGATGGCTCCCGGAACCACTGTAATCGAGTTCTACAACAAGAACAATGACATTGTTAGAATGCGTGTAGACTTGGAGTTCTACAAGAGCTGGAGAGGTCTTGAGACGTGGGGAGCTGGAACTGATGCATCCAAGACGTTCTTTGAACTTATCGGTTTCGCCACAGGCTCTTCACAGTTGAAACTTGCGGCCACGATTGTCAACCCTGCGTTTGCTGTGGTCAACGTATTCCGTGACTTCCTGTTCGTGAACACGTTCACTAATGCATTCGGAAATACCTTGACTACCAGCATGGCCAACTATCTTAAGTATGCGGCCCCAATCGTAGTCAATAGACTCGCTGGTGACAGAAGTGTATCTAGGCTTGCTGAAAAGGGTGGATATGCCATGGACTTCATCTCAGAGTCTCCGCTTGGATTCAGAAATGTGTCTAGAACAATCACCGAGCGACGCTCTGGAGACGCAGCAAACAAAGTATCGCTTGCTCTCACGTACTTCAAAGAAGGAATGCTGTTCCTTCAGGAGAAGTCGGAGAAGCTCACGAGACTTGCGATTTTCGAGAAGACCTACAGAGACCTAAAGGCGGCAAATCCGTCGCTGTCTGAGGATGAGCTCATTACGTTGGCTGCCGCCAAGGCTAGACAACACATGGACTACGCTATCAGCGGCCAGGCGTCTTACCTAGTCGAGAAGTTCATGCCGTACACCAACGCCGCCACAAGAGCGATTGAGACGAGCATCTACTATCTTTCTCCAGCCGCTGGGAACAAGCTGTTTGGAAGTCAAGTGTCTAGTGATGAGCGACTTGTAAACGGATGGTCTTTCCTTAAGATTACTGAGTTTGCAGTTGGATACGCTTCGATTATGGCATTCAACAACTTCATCGGCGAACCTGATGAAGAGTTTGATGAGAACGGAGAAAAGCGCTCACACGCACTTGAATACTTCTCTCCTCAAACTAAGGACAGAAATATGGTCATCCTTACGGGTCGCTGGAAAGACAAAAACACTGGTGAATATGTCACGGGATGGACTAAATCGGCAACCCCAGAGGCATATGTTCTGGGCATACCATATGAAGTTGCTCCATTTATTAGACTTACCCAGCAAATTGCAGAAAGTATTAATCCAATTTTTGGAGACAAGCACCCACACAACTTAAAAAGTGCTTTAATACTTGGGGCTGAATACTATATGCCTGTTGTGGGGCAATCAGTAGCTCAAGGACTTGAGAATAAGTCGTTTATTAGTGCAATTACTGGAACAATTGGTCAGGTGCCAACGGTCGCAGCTTATATTGCATACAACTATAATAAGGACACATTTCTTGGTTCTGAGGATGCGGAAGTATTTAGAAATGGATACTTAGAACTTAGAGATAGCGATAAGTATGACGATAAGACACACGCTACATTTGTATATCTTGGCCAGAAGACTGGACTTAAGCCAAAACAAGCACAAGTGGCATTTGAAAAGCTCTTCACCAAGATAGACAACCAATACTTCTTGCGTCTTGCGTTCTCTGCAACAGACAACCTCACTTATGATGGACTTGTTGAGTCTGGTATAGTAGAAGGAACTGTTCGTCCGGCCGAAGGTTTTGGAGAAATCATGAAGTCTGGTGGTGGACTGACTAAACGAATTGTTCGTGAAGGAGCAATCGGCTGGAAGGCAGCGTACAGATACGATAGCCTTGATAAGTCTTCAGAAGAAGAGTCTACCAGAGCCCGTGTTCGCAGAGATATCAAAGCAATTGCTGAAAGATGGTCTGCGGAAAACGCTAAAGAAGTAACAAAGGAGGCTATTGACAGAATCCTAAAGTCTTATGAGTTGACTGATGACGAGGCCGAGAGCATGG